AGAGTGGCTGTCACTTCCGGACAGAAGGCGATCGACACAACGGTGGGGGGCACGCTGATCGTGGCTGCCCCCAACGCCACCTACGGCCAGGAGCAGGGCGGCTATCTGCTGTCGAACCGCGACATTGCCCTGTCGAACAGCTCGGGTGCGATCGTGTATCTGGGACCGTCGGGGGTCACGACTACGACCGGCTACCCGTTGGCGGCCTCCGGGACGTTGAAGATTCAGCTGCACATCGACGAGGCCCTGTACGGGATCGTTGCTTCGACCGGCTCGACTGTTTCCTTTCTCGCTTCCGGGAGTTAATCCGTGACTGGTAAGCCGCGCTGGTGGTATCCAGACCAGCAGTTTGGCTACCGCATTGCTGACGACGGCACCGTTGAGATTTTCTCGCTCAACGGTGTTGTGTCGTTGGCGATCCTGCCGGACGGCACGGTCGAAGGGTCGATGCATCAGTTCAAGAACGTCCTTGATCCGACGGATCCGCAGGACGTTGCGACCAAACACTATGTAGACACACATGGTGGTGGTGGCGGCTCGACCGGGCCTACCGGCCCCACTGGACCGACTGGCCCGACAGGGCCTGCTGGCCCGGAGGCGTTCGTTCAGGACACCGATCCTGGTGTTGTCGGCACGGGCGCGGTGTGGATCGACACAAGCGACCCGATCCCGTTTGAGGGGGTTGCTGCCGCCTACCAGCTATGGGTGAGGAATACCACGGACGACGGCTGGCTGCCGGTCGGGTTGGCGCATCACGACAACGGGATCGCGACCGCGCAGGTCGGTGTTACTACAAGCGCGGTTCAGCTTTCTGCCCAAACAGCTGATGGTCGGCGTTTCGGTCATTCGACCCTTGGCCCCTCAGATTTCAGCGTTGTGCTCAACGATCCGAACGATCGCTCAAGCCAGTTTCTCGTAGGTGGCTCCGAAGGTGCTCAGCTGGTGACCCCGTTGTTGGGGATGTTCCGGATACTGACGAACAGCGTCGAGGCGGACATTCTTGTTGGTCCCGTTGATCCGGCAACCGACCCGGCTGTTTCTGAGGTTCAGGGGATTTTCGTTGAGTCGGGGACACCCAGCGGCGGCACGTTCACGATCGAGTTCCCGATCGAATCGGGAAACATCACTGATCCGATCGCCTGGAACGCTTCGGCCGCCGACGTTCAGACAGCGTTGGAAGCTCTCAGCCCGATCGGTGCTGGGAACATCTCTGTGACGGGCGGCCCGCTGCCGTCCGAACTGAACCCGATCACGTTCACAGGTGCCCTAGCCGACACGACGATCAACAGTCTGCTGGTGATCGACAACAGTGGTCTGGTGGGCGGCACCTATGAGTCGGATGAGCAGACGATCGGCAAGCCAGTCGGGACGGTCGCGACCCCAGGGTCGATCTACATGCTCAACGACGGGGCCGGAACTGGGCAGCTGTGGTTGAAGACAGGCGCCGCTGATACAGATTGGTCACAGGCCGTTGGCCCGACCGGGCCAACAGGACCCGCCGGGGCAACCGGTGCGACCGGCCCTGCCGGTGCGACTGGTTCCACTGGCGCTACCGGTCCTGCCGGAGCGACTGGGCCTGTCGGAGCCACTGGCCCAACGGGGGCGACCGGCCCGACTGGTGCTACCGGCCCTCAGGGGCTCGATGGTCTTGAGGGGCAGCCTGGTGCAACGGGCCCGACGGGGCTGACTGGCGCTACCGGCCCGACGGGTGCAACGGGCCCTGCCGGGGCTACAGGTCCGACCGGCTCTGCTGGCGCGACGGGTGCTACGGGACCGACTGGAACGACCGGGCTGACCGGAGCGACAGGCCCGACCGGGGCCACCGGTCCCACCGGCCCATCTGGGCCGCAAGGATTGGACGGACTGGAGGGGCAGCAGGGGCCATCCGGCGCAACAGGTCTGACCGGGCAGACAGGACCGACGGGTGCTACTGGCCCTGCTGGTGCGACCGGGCCAACGGGAGCCACCGGGCCGACCGGTGCGACTGGGCCTACAGGGGCCACGGGCCCGACTGGTGCGACCGGGCCGTCGCTTTCTGACCCGCTGCTTCTGTTCTCGCCGGTCTCCAACGTTCTGGCGCAGAACTACTTCCGAATTGATGCGATCACGAACACGAACGTGCTCTCCACAGGGCGCGCCCAGTCGTTCGCTATTCCGGTGCCTGCTTCGACCGTATGCACGAACATGACGTTCTTCTCGATGACGACGGCGGCAGTTACACCGACGAACTGGTGGTTCGCGCTCTACGACGTGAACGGTGTGCTGATCCGTCAGAGCACCGACCAGCTCACGACAGCATGGGCGGCGAACACCGCGAAAACACTCGCGCTCGACTCAGCACCAACGACGGCTGGTTCTCGCTCCGGCACGACGACGGTGACGCTGACGATTCCGACGATGAGCCAGGCGATCGGGACGATGTTCGTGGCGGGCGACTCGATCACCGTCTCAAACGCGAACATCGCCGCCTACAACGGCACCTTCACCATCGCCTCCGTTGGTGCCTCGACGATCACCTACGTTTCTGGCGGTTCCGCCACCGACTCTCTGTCGGCCCCGTTCCCGACGGTGCAGCTCGCGTCGAGTAGGAAGGTCTTCACTTCGTCTGCCAGCCTCGGATTCCTGTTCGGCTGCATCATGATGAAGGCGACGACGGTGATTACGTTGGCGACGAAGGCGGGCATCGGCGGTGTCGCGATTTCGATTGGCACAGCGACGCTCGGTCAGAGCAACTCCGGGTCGTCATCGCTTACGGGTACGGCTGCAACTCCGTATTCCAGCTCCGGCGGCGCATCGGCAATCGGTTGGTGCGGGATTACTTAATAGGAAAGGATTGAGATGGCCGTTTACACACCAAAGACTCTCGTGGCCATCACGCAGCTCACCAACGCTGCCGCTGATGTGTACACGCAACCTGGCGCTACCACGACGATCGTGCGAACGATCTGGGCGCAAGCTAACTCGTCGGGGAAGACGGTGACGATCAGCTTCGGAGCTGACGCCGCCGCCACCCGAATCATCGACGCGTTCGCTCTGACGGCGAACGTTCCTCAGCTGTGGAACGGCTGGTGGGTGATCGCGACAGGTTCTACTTCCCATACGATCCAGGCGTTCGCCTCCGCGAACACCGCCGTCAACATCATTCTCGGCGGATACGAATACGCGTAAAGGAGAACGGATGAGGCTTCACTTGGTTGGTCTGCCTCACACGCAGACCACGCGGGAAACAACGGTGTGTGCGTTCACGGCGAAGATCGTGAAGTTCTGCGAGATGATGCAGGACGACTACGAAATCTTCGTCTACTCAGGCGACCACAACGACGCGCCCTGCATCGAGCACATCAGTCTGGTATCGGATGCGGAGCAGAAGCAGTGGTATGGCGAGTCGGATCCGAACAAGCTGCCGGGGGTGGCGACATGGAGTGAGACCGATCTGCCCTGGCTGATCTTCAACGGCAGGGCGGTACAGGAGATCACAAAGAGGAAGATGCCCGGTGACCTGGTGTTGATCACCGGGGGCAACGCGCAACGGCTGGTTCCGCAGGCCCTGTCGGACGTGATCTGTTGCGAGTGGGCTGCCGGGTACGAGGGGATCTTCACTGCGTATGTCTGCTTTGAGTCGTATGCCTGGATGCACTACCTGTACGGGCAGATGAAATGCGACGGCCGTCACTTCGACGCGGTGATCCCGAACTTCTTCCGTCCCGGCGATTTCCAGATCGCGCCAGAACGTGCCGACTATCTGCTCTACGTCGGCCGGATGATCGAACGGAAGGGTGTCAGGACGGCGGTGGAGATCGCCAACGCGACCGGCCGCAAGCTGTACCTGGCGGGGCCGGGGGTGGAGTCGTCCGAACCGGGCAAGGTGGTCTGCGACGACGGAATGGTGTTGGAGGGAGACATTGAATATGTCGGCCCGGTTGGAGCCGAGGCCCGCAACATTCTGATGAGTCAGGCGCATGCGGTGCTGGTGCCGACCGCCTACATCGAGCCGTTCGGTGCTGTCGCTATCGAAGCCCAACTGTGTGGAACTCCTGCAGTAACGACTGACTTTGGGGCGTTCACGGAAACTGTCAGGCCGTCGTTCCGCTTCCGCACCTTGGAGCGGGCTGTGGAGATTGTGGAGAGCTGCGGGAAGGTGGACTCATATGCCATTCAGCAGGCTGCTCTGCTCCAATATTCGCTAGAAGCTGTCGCCCCGAAGTACGTTGATTGGTTCACCCGGCTTGAGTCCCTCTGGGACGACGGCTGGTACAGAAACACTTCACTAGCGAAGGAGAGTCATGGGTAGAGGTCCTGAGCAGAGGTTGTACCCCCACAACACCGGAGGAGATGAGGAGACCGGCAACGGTCATCAACAGCCGATCACGAACATCTACGTCAGCGGCCTGCCCTCGCACGGGCATGCTGGGCAAATCTTGGCGATCAACGACAAGGATGAGGCTGTCTGGATCGATCCGCCTCTGCGCAGAGAGGTTGACGGCAGCGGTCTGATCGACAAGCGCACCATCCCGCCCCTGGACGAGTCGCATCTGCCGAACCTGGAGGGCACCTACCAGCTGGTTGCTCAACGTGACGAGCCTGGTGGCTACGCGGGCCTGGACGAGAACGGAAAGATCAGCCCGTATGCGATCCCGGTGCTGGCCCGTGGTTTGCGCGGCGACCAGGGGCCTCCCGGCCCGGAGGGAAGGATGGGTCCGCAGGGGCCGCAGGGTCGTGAGGGTGAGGCTGGCCCCCAGGGGCCGCGTGGTATCCAGGGTGAGACTGGTGCGCCTGGGCCTGCTGGTGCGCGTGGTTCAGCACCCGACATGAGCATGTATGTGAAGGCTCCGTCGAAGACGCCATTGCTGTCGTTGCAGAGCGATACTCTCGCCAGGGACGTTGCGTACCTTCTTGCAGAATTGGGGTTGGTGAGACTTAGGTGACTTGGACGTACAGCCTTACTGATCTGGCGACGAACGAGAAAGATCAGGTTCGTCTGGAGATCGGTGACACCGACATTAACAACCAGCTCCTGCAGGACGAGGAGATTAACCAGGCGCTCCTGGTCGAGTCGAACTTCTGGGGCGGCTGCGCCCGCTGCTGCGAGATGATCTCCAAGTTGTTCCTGCGCAAGGCCGATGTGCGGCTGGGTCGCGTGATGATGGTCACCTACACGAAGATGGCCGAACAGTGGCTGGACATGGCGAAGAGCCTGCGCAAGAAGGCGCTCGGCACGGTGCCGCCGTACATCGGTGGGGCCTACGTGTCCGACAAGCTGACGCTGGCTGCCGACCCGAACATCGTGGCCCCGCAGTTCACGAAGGACATGATGCAGAACCCGTGGGCTGCCCCGTACACGACCGACTCCGTGCCTCCGGTCGGGGGCGGCAACCAGGAGTTCCTGCCCGATACGGAGATTTAAATGAGCGGCCCTCAGCCCGTATCGCTGCCGCTCGACGTGAAGGAACTGATGACGGTTCCCATCATCTGGGAGGCATTCCAGGGCTTCGACGAGTTCGCGCAGCCCGTGGCTTACGCCGCGCCCGTGACGCTGTACTGCTGGCAGGAACCACATGGGCTTACCTCGGCGGGATTGGAGGCTCACCGGAGGAACGACGAAACGGTGGTCGAGCCGGTCTGGGATATCTACTTCGACGGCGACGATCCGACCGCCCGGTCGTTCACGCTGTACGACAGGTTCCAGCCGAACGGTGTCTATTCGTCCACAGCCCAGCGGTTGCAGGCTGTGAAGATCGAGACGTTCTACGGGCCGAACTTCGACAACGTTAACCCGTGGCTGATCGTGGTGAGCCTCTAATGGTGAAGGTGGTCGGTAAGGGCTTCGTGGAGGCTGGCTACAAGCTGCGGGCTGCGATCGGCCAGGGGCTGTACGACTTCGCGAACGACGTGATGGATCAGTCGCAGGAGATCGTCCCGGTCGATACTGGAACACTTCATGACTCAGCGGTGGTTGAGGAGCCGGTCTTCGGGCTGAACGAGATCACTGTCACGTTCGGCTACGCGATCGGTGACCATCTGTACGACGAGAACCCGAAGTCGTTTCAGCCGGTCGGCAGCTACGCCGTCGATGTGCATGAGATCACCGAGGTGCAGCATGCGCCGCCGACGCAGGCGAAGTTCTTGGAGCAGCCGGTGTTTGAGTCGGAGGACAACTTCGTCTCGTTCATCCAGGCCGCAATCGTTAAAAGGATTGGTTAATGCCGAGCCTTGGTCTTGAGTGGGAAATCTGCACGTATCTGAACTCGCAGGCCGTCGCGACGTTCGGAACGAATCTGTTCGCCACCCAGCTGCCTGACCAGCCCGACACTTGTATTTCGGTGCAGACCCGTGGCGGGCTGCGGCCGGTGATGACGATGACTGGTGGTGGTTTGCCGGAGTCGAAGTTCGACCGGCCGAACATCCAGATCAGGGGTCGGGCTGAAGCCTCGTCTTTTGCGGACGGAAACGATCTGATGCAGGCAACGTTTGGGGCGCTGCAGGGGATTGTGGAGACGACTCTTCGATCGGGGGGGCCGCTGTTTCATTTGATTTACGCCCTCCAGTCCCCGCAGTATTTAGGAAGAGACGAGAAGGAGCGTCACCAGTGGTCACAGAATCTGAACGTCTGGTGGGAGAACCCGCAGCGATGATCTCGGCTGGCGACTTCATTTTGTTTCTGCGGTACCACTCCCTGGCCCGCTGACGCGCCCGCTCTTTGTATTCCGGGTCGTCCTTGTTGGCGTTGTGGTAGTCGCGGCCCCGCTGCCGCATCTTCTCTAGGTTCTTCAGGTAGTAGGCGCGGTTGTAGGCCTTGCGGTCTTCGCTCATGTTGAAAGCATACCTACAGTCAGGTGAAAAGTTTGTTCAGTTCTGCTGCCGATACTCCCATCGCACAATTTCCTAGGTTGGAAAGGGAGTATTCATGGCCGAAACCGCACTCGCGGGTAAAGGCGGGACAGTCTACATTCCGGGTACGCCGGTCACTCCGATCGCGGACATTCACGAGTGGACGCTGAAGATTGACGCGGGCAACTATGACGCCTCGGTTCTCGGTGACTCGTGGCGTCACTTCGTGCCTGGTCTGCGTGGTTACTCGGGAGCGATCTCGGGCTACTACGACGTAGTGAACGACGTGAACGGGCAGCAGGTTCTCTACACGAACATGCTTAACTCGTTGCCGGTCGTGGTTGTCTTCCAGACTGTTGCTGGTGGTGGCTCGTTTGAGGGCACCGTCAACATCACGACGATGACGATCACTGACCCGGTTGACGGTCTGATCACGCTGGTGTTCGACTACGTAGGCACCGGCTCGCTGCAGCACTCGCCGTAAGTCGTGCGCGCCTTTCATGGGCGCGGCGGCACAGTCAGCCTCCTGGGGGAGCCGCATCAGTTCGTGCGGCTCCCCCTTTTGGACCAGGGGGACGGCTGGGACTGGCGTGCGCCGGACGGCATGTCGTTTTGGTTGGAGGGTCAGAAACTGACGGTCGAGTATTGGGACAGGGGATGGCATCCGGTTGCTGTAAACGAGATCCATTACCCGTCCGGATACGTCGCTCTCGGCCGCAGCGTTCCCTACGTGGTTGCGTCGGGAACATGCCTGACTTCCTCGGTCGAAACGACGGCGGAGGATTGGCAGCTGACGGTGCCAATGTTGGTGAAGAACAGGACGGTGTTTGGTGATGCGGAGCCTCGGTCGGTCACAGGCCCGTCGTCTGAGCGGTCTACTGCGATTCTTCGTGGCGCTGTCTGCCAGCAAATGCAGACTGCTCTGATCACTCTCCCGGTGTCCCGTGGTGCGCTGATTGGGATTGGGAGCGTGAAGCCGATATCCAACGGGATAGAGGTCACATTCAATGCGGAAGGAGTTAAGTATGGCCCCTGCTGATAAACCGAATCTCGGAGAGACGATCGGAAAGATCGACCTTAACGCGGCCGAGAACTGGGAAGCGATGGTGGAAGATGTTCATGCCGCCGTTCGCAAGTACGTCAACCGCAACGACTTTCTTGCTGCCGCTGGGAAGCTGGCCGAGAAAGAGATCGAGGTTGAGGGCATCGGTTGGCTGATCGTTTCCGAGCTGACCGCCGACGAGCGTGCCGAAGTGATCGGCAAGCAGGCGACGATGCTGAACAGCAGGAACGAGCTGGACGTGAAGTCGTACCAGCGGTCGGTTCTGATGTACGGCCTGGTCGATCCCGAGTCGCCTCCGGGGAAGCGGACGAAGCTGCTCCGTGCTGGTGACGTGAGCGAGATGATGCGGCTGGGTGGCGGGAAGATTCAGACGCTGGTCGATGCGATCGAGCGGCTGTCCGCGATGGGCCGTCACTCGGAGTTGGCGGAGGGAAACTCCGAAACAACCCTGAACGGCGCGCCTACTTCCGAGTAGCCGAACTTCAGGGGAAAAGCGTCGCTGAGATGTTGGCGACGACCGGATCGTTTGAGCTGTCTGAATGGTTTGCGGAGCTGAAATTGCGGAACGAGGACGAACTGAGGGCGATCGAGGAGGCCAAGGAAGAGGGTTCTTCTGGCGGCCTGACGCTGCCTTCGCACGATGAGATCAGGAAGGAGCACTTCGGTTAATGGAAGTCGCTGAACTCACCGCTGTAGTTACCGCGAACGTTTCTGGGCTTGTCTCCGCGTTGGGCGACGCGGAGACAGCCCTGAAGTCCATTCAGGACTCGATGGTTGCGACTGAGAAGTCCGCTGCCGCTTTGGGGAAGACGCTGAAGACGGCGTTCCAGACCGGGGTGGGCAGCACGGGCACCCAGCTGGTGGCGGCGACGAAGGCGCAGTCTTCTGCGTTGAAGCAGCTGGCTGACGACCACATCAAGCAGGCTGCTGCGGCGAAGGCCGCTGGCGGTGCGCAGGACGCGAAGGCTGCCTCGACGAACGCCGACACTAACGCGACCGAAGCGAACACCACGGCGACCAAGGCGAATGCGGCTGCCCTGGCAGCCCAGGCTGATGCGGCGAAGAACTCGGGTGACGAACTCGACGCCCTGTCGGTTGCTGAGGAGAAGGCGACGAAGGCTGTTCAGGCGCAGGCTGACGCGCTGATCCTGCTGGAGAACTCCGCTACGGCGGCTGGGAACGTCGCCAAGACATTTGCCTCCGCTACTGAGGAGGGGGCGATTGCTGCCGACCTTGCTGCGGCTGCGACGTTGAAGTACAACGCGGCGCTGCGTTACAACTCGGTTGAGGCGCAGGCTGCCATTGGCAGCCAGGAGATGTTGGACCGTGCGCTTAAGAACTCTCGTTCCAGCTACGGGGTCACGATGGGCGCTTTGCAGAATGCCGAGCGTGACTTCATGGCGGCGATGCAGAACGCTGGTGCTGCCGCACCTGGTTCTTCGGAGCAGCTGCTCTACCGGTTGCAGGCCGCGAATGCGCTGGCGACGATTGAGCAGGTGTATGGCAAGGCGGTGAGGGTCAACAACGAGTTGCTCGACCAGACCTACAAGAGTCAGAACGCAATCGCTGAAGTGATGAACGTTCAGATCCTCAAAGAGGATGAGCTTGCGAACGCCCAGGCGAAGACGGCGGCGGCGATTGAGAAGCAGATTACGGGTCTGAGGCAGGAGTATGCGTCATCGACAGCGATCGTCAACTCCATCAAGGATATGAACAATCTGACTTCCGAGGAGTCGGCGGCGATCATCCAGCAGGCCCGCGTCAAGAAGGAGCTGCTGGCATACGACAAAGAGATTGAGAGCTGGAGAGAGAAGCAGCTTGCGACGACCAAGGCGACAACTGCAGCAGAGGAGGAGCTGACGATTGCGCAGCAGGCTTCGCTTATCGCCGCTGCTCGCGTGGCGACCGTCACTGATCTGCAGAGTCCGGTTAACGCCACCAGGAGTCAGATTTCCGCGTTGCAGACTGCGGGGATTGCGTCTAACGACCCGCGTCTGCTGACTCTGCAGAAGCAGTTGGCCGACCAGGAGGCGGCTCTGCTCGCCCAGCAGCGCCGCATCGGTCTTGTCCCACCGGAGGAGAAGGCTCCGCCACAGCTGAGGATCAAGCCGGTCGAGAGTCCGTTCAAGGCTGGGGCTGCGAACGAGATCGACTCGGTGGCGAAGTCCACCCGTGGTGCTGCCGGGTCGTTCTTCAACCTGGGCACTGCTGCAGCGTTCGCGTCCACCTCGTTCCTGGTTGGCTTGTTCGGCGGCACCGCGCTGCGCTCTGTGATCGAGGCGTCTCGTGGCCTCTCGACAGCACAGGATGTGTTGGGCAACACGGTGAGGAGCGTCGGCGGCGACTGGAAGATCCAGCAGGCAGCGATCGAGTCGTACGTCGTGACGGCCGCGAATGCGTCGGGTTTCACCGATACCGACCTGACGAACTCGCTGACGAAGCTGGTGGCCGCGACCGGCAGCGTAAAGGCTGGTGAGGCGGCGCTGACCGTGACGACCAACCTCGCACGGGCGAAGAACCTTGACCTTGCGACAGCGACTCGTGACGTAACCCTCGTGTCCGAGGGTCACGCTTCGGTGCTGCGTCGTCAGGGGATCGTGTTGCCGGTGGTGACTGCGGCAACCCAGCAGCTGAAGGAGCGGCTGGCTGCTGCTTCTGACGCGGGCATTCATTTCACGGCTGCTTCTAAGCTTGCCGCCACCCAGCTGGCGAAACAGCATGATGCTGCCGCGACTGCTGCGATCGACATGGTGGTGTTGCGGTCGAGTGTGCAGGGCGCGGACGCCGCCTACTCCAAGTCGAGCAAGGGTGGCATCGACCAGTTCAAGGTGGCGTTGGACAGGCTGAAGGTTTCGATCGGTGATGCGCTGCTGCCGGAGTTCGACAAGATCGTTCGTGAGCTGGGGAAGGTTGCTTCCGCCTGGGTGAAGTCCGGTGCTGTTACTAAGGGTGCCGAAGAGGGCTTGAACCTGGTGAAGAACACGATCAAGGCGATCGCCCCGGTGATCGAGGATCTGTACTCGGCGCTCAAGGACGCAGTTAATGCGCTGGGTGGCCTGAAGACGGTTCTGATTGACCTGTCGGTTCTCTGGGTTGCAAAGTTCGCTCTCCTTGAACATCCGGTACTGACCTTGGCGGTCGCCCTGGATCAGCTGCTGCAGCACTTCAAAGCTTTGCATGGGGTGATCGGCCCTCTGCTCGCTGTTGCCGGTGGTGCGTTCCTGGCGATCCAACTTGGTGCGCAGAAGGCCATCCTGCAGATGGCGATTTTCTTTGGGTTGAGCAAGGGTGAGGCGACCGAGTTCAAGTCGCTGACAGACATCATCGTTAGTGGTGCTACTGCTGCTTCGGCCGCGATTTCCGGGACGGTTAATCAGATGCGCGGCCTTGCTGTCGCGACCGAGGCGGCGGCGAAAGCTACAGAGGAACTGTCGATCGCTCAGAAGACAGAGACCGCTGTAGCCGCTCCTGCTGTGTCGGGTGTTGTTTCCAGAACCAAGCAGTACACCGGGACGATGGTTGCCGAGGAGGGGGCTGCGGCGGCGGCAACCACCGGGGGGGAGGTCGCCGGTGGCGGGTTCCTGGCTGGTCTTGCCGAGGTTCCGTTCGGGCCGATCGCTCTTGGCCTGACGGTCGTTGGTGGCGCTTTGCTCTATTTCCTGTCTCGTGCGACTCCCGTTGAGTCCGCGACGAAGGCGCTGACCAAGAGTCTTTTGGGATTCCAGAGCGCCGAGCAGTCGGCTAGCTCAAGCAGGCTGACTGTGGCCCAGGACAGGATTGCGCTTGCAACGGCCAAATCCGCTTTAGCGACTACGAACGCTGCAAGGGGCTCCAACGCCTACAGGTCGGCCTCTCTCGCGGTGGGGCAGGCCACCAACCAGTTGAGCGACGACCAGCAGACGCTCAGGCAGAACTTGCTTAATACGGCTGAGGCTTTCAAGCAGGCGACGGACAAGGCCGACGGTCTCTTGAAGGCTTCGATCCAGCAGGCTGGCGAGAACACTTCAACTGCTTTTGAGGGTCGTGGCGCTGGTGCTGATGGAGGCAACCAGCAGGTGCTGCAGGCGCAGAGGGTTGCTGAGTCTCTCGATCTCTCCACCAAGGCGATTCAGAAGAACATCGTTGCGAACAACCAGTTCAGTCCGACGATCCAGCGCAACGGTTTGCTACTGGAACAGTTCATCAGGATTCTTGGCGATCCAAAGCTGGTAACTCCGCATGAGGTGCAGGTGATCCTGAAGAACCAGGATGCGAAGGCGCAGCTGAACGATCTGCTCGCCCAGCTTGGGAAGCTGCCGAAGGAAGTCGTCATCCAGATCAAGGAGGACTACCTCATCTCGACGACTGGGGCTCCTCCGAGCGCGGTGACTGGGCATCCGTCGGGGAGCTTGCTGCAGAACTACCAGGGTATTTCCCAGACCGACCGGAACCTGATCGCTGGCGCGAATACCGCATACACGGCAACGCCGAACACGAAGACCCTTGATGCGCTGATCGCTGCCAACCAGAGGGCGCTGAGCGACCTGAAGAAGATCAGCCCGAACGCATCCTCTTACGAGCTTTACCAGCAGGACAAGGCTGGCCTGATCACGGCTATCAAGGACTTGAAGGCACCGCAGCCCGACCTGACTGTGAAGCCTGGTGGTGGTGGGAAGCTGACCGGTCTGGCCGCCCAGATCGGTGCTGCCGCCGCGAACCGTCTGTCGAACGCGCAGGCTGCTGCGAACCAGGCGGGGTCGGTGACGCCGGGGACGTATGACCCGAAGGTGTTGGAGGAGCAGAAGAAGCTGCGGCAGACAATCCTCACGACGATCGGTCTGTTGCATGCGAAGGAGAGCCAGGTTGGGGCGAACACGAAGGAGGGTGTGGCGATCGCGAAGGAGATCGCCGGGTATCAGAAGCAGGCCGCTACCTCGTTGAAGAACATCGATAAGGAGCAGGCAGCAAAAGTTTCTTCTGCGGTTAACCGGAGGATTGGTGGGATTCTCGGGACCGGCTCCCAGAACCCGGTGGCGGCGAGCGCGGCGCGTGAGCTGTCGCTGCTGCGCACCACGCTGCTGGACTCGTTGAAGCATGAGGGTGGCAAGGCTGGGCTGGCTGCGTTCGGGCCGAACGTGGAGTCCGACTCGATCAGGCAGCTGATCGCGTTGATCAGGTCGCAGCCGGGGACGACGAACCGGACGGTCAACGCGATCGAGAAGGTGTACAAGGCGATCGAACTTGCTTCTGCGAAGCATGTGAAGATCGACACCGACAACACCCAGAAGATCGCTGACTATCTGAAGCAGATCAAGGCCACGTTGTCGCAGGGCCGGTACGCGTCGAACTATGTTGCACCGTCTGCGTACAAGCTGACGGCGGGGATTCACTATGCGTCAGAAGCTGATCGTGTTGCGGCCGAGCAGCGGATCTCCCAAGGGTTCGCTTATGCGAACGGGAAGATCCCTGGGGCTGGCGCGGCTGCCGGTGTGCCGCTGCCGCCGTACACGAACGAGGGGACGACCCCTGGGGCCACGCCGACGAAGCAGCCGGTTTACCGTCGCTACCCAGGCCCGCACCAGACGATCCATATTGACAATGTGAACATCAACGACAAGAACGTGTGGTCTACGAAGAAGCTGCAGTCGGAGATTCTGACGGTCGTGAACCGCAACACCACCCAGACAAAGGGCGCAAACGCCGGAAAGAGGCCAGCATAAATGACCGATGTGGGGACAGCCCCCAAGCCGACGACAGCACAAGGTATTTGCATCGCGTTCTTGGATCCGTGGAACGTCACGAATGCGACTTCGGGGGCAACACAGGCAACTTGGACGAGGATCGATGATCCGTCTACTGCGTCGCTGAGCATCGGAGGCGACTTGATCACGTCTCCGTCGCATGTCGTGACGAGCTGGTCGTCTGACCGTGGACGCCAGTATGAGCTGGACACCACCCAGACCGGCACCGCGACAATCTCGATCACCGACACGTCGGGGCTGTTCAATCCTGTTGGTTCTTCTCCGTATGTGTTTGGCCTGGGGGCGATGAAGCGGTGTGTGATTAACGCGCAGAATCCGGTGACGGGCGTCTACTCGGATGTGTTCTCCGGTTACGTCCAAACCTACACCTGGAAGTATGCGGACCAGTCGAAGTCGGTGATGCTGATTGATATTTCGCTGGTTGACGGGTTCGACCAGCTCACCCGCTCGGAGCTTGTTCCTGACAACACCGGCTACACGACGTTCAATGGCGGGCAGGTGGATGACCGGATCAACGCCCTGTTGTTCAGCGGCGACTGGCCGGGGATCGGAACGGCTGACTCGCTTGCCAGCATCAACTCGGGCAACGTTGCTTGTGCGGCCTACCAGTACAACTCGGGCACCACGGTGCTGTCAGCGATCCAGGATGCTGCCGATGCGGAGTTTCCCGGTGTGGCGAACTTCTTCATCGACCGGCATGGCAACGCGACGTTCCGTGGACGTTGGCCTCGTTTCATCCCGGAGGATTACAGCCCGTCGCAGGTGTCGTTCTGGAACGTCGGTGACTACGACTATGCGGAGACGTTCGGGTATGCGCCGTTCAGCGACATCGAATGGACGATCGATCAAACACTTCAGTACAACGCCTGTCTCTGTTACCCGTACAACTTCCCGCAGTACAACTACCCGGCACAGCTGAAGTTCGACCCGATCTCGATCGCCGCCTACGGGACACGGCAGATCACTTTGAACGACATCATCGTCCACGGTGCCGCCGAGGACACTGACCCTTCACACGCACCGACGACCGGACCCCCGCTTCCTGCTACCGATGGGCCAACGGAGTGTCAGGCGTTTGCCAGCTACTACGTGGACAACTTCGCCTATTCGACGTTGCGCATCTCGTCGATCACCTTCAAAACAGTTGACCCGAACGGTGGTACCCCGAACGCAGCCCTGTGGGAGATGCTGCTCAATGTGGAAATCGGGGATGTGCTGAACGTGTACACGACGATCCCTGGCGGCGGTGGCCTGGATCCCACCACAACGATCCCGTACCCGGACGGGTCACCGAACTACCAGGGAAACCAGTTCTTCGTGGACGGCATTCACCATCAAGTTAATCCTTTGAATGCTGAATATCCGGACTGGACGGTGACGCTCGATCTTTCTCCGAGAGCCTGGTACAAGTATTTCAAGAGCAACACCTATTACGCGGCACCATGACCAGGCAGCCGATCAGCAGACATGGATGGGATCACATGCCAGGTGGTCAGGATTCCATCTGGAACGACCCCTGGATTTACATTGGAACGTTAGGTGTGGACAACGCCGACGACCAGCTGAACGGCAACCAGCCGCCGTTCAACCCGTCTCTTGAAGGCACCCAGGCGCAGGGCTACCCGACCGGCGTGCTGATCCCTTATCTTAACATTCCATTCCAGAACGGTTGGACGAATTACGGTAATGGATACTCTCCTGTTTGTTTCATAGTGACAATCGAAAACCATCTGGAGATTCATGGGGCAATTACGGGTGGGGCTGACGGTTCAGTTGTGTTTACGTTGCCTGATCTTTCCACTCTGAACGGTGGGGTAGATGTTGGACCTCCCCCGACGCAAGCAGCCCCCTGGTATTGGGCACCGACCCCGAACGGCTCCTACGGTGACTTGGTGATGGGCACCTATTGGCCGCTCTACACCAAGCCGCTGATCGCGCCGCTGGCTGATGGTTCTGGCACGGCGTTCTTCCAGGTCGGAGTCGATGGCAACGTCACCTACCTGACCGCACACTAATGCCTACATACCCAGGAATGAATGCGGGGTCGCAACTCGGCTCCGACTTGAATCTATTCGGCGGCGGCACTGCCCTCGCTGGAAGTTTCGATTCTCCAAATGGAGCGAGGATCGACACCGATTGTCTTGTTATTGACGGGACTCCGGTGGTTGCTTTTGTGGAGACAGCTTTTGATTCAGGGTCAGGGCTGTGGGTCGGCCGTGGCCCTAACGTTGTCTACTGGGACGGTTCTGCCTGGACGCAATTGGGCACCGACACGGAACCGAGCATGACCTTCACTCTGCCCTATTACGGTGGCGAACAGGGGACTCCGATCTCAGCGCCATTCCCGACCGGAGATCGCGTTTGCCCCTCGCGGCCGCAACTCGCCTACGACGGGGCGAGGATCTACCTGGGCTACACGATCAGGGTTGGCGCGCCGCCACCAGATGGTGAGGACAACTGGGACGCACGCAACGTGGTGCTGAAATACTACGACGGAACCGACTGGGTGTTGATCACCGAGATCCTGCCCCTTACCTATAACACCTGGTTCGGGACGGGTCTTGCCGTTGGCAGCTTCGGCGGCATCGGCGACAACCTTTCGCTGGGTGCAACTACAAACGATCCGGGGCATGTTTACGTGTCCTGGAACGAGGAAGGACCACAGAGCGGCATCTTCGGCTTCAACGCCTTTCCTTGGTCGCAACGCTGGTACTGCCAGGGCTACAACTGGTCAGGCGGTTCACAAGTCTTCTCGCACGACATTTATTCACACGATGACGCGAACTGGGCGGCAGCGGGATTCCCAGTTGGTCCTCCCAATTACAACCATCGTTTCTGCGAGGGAGACTCGACTCTATACCTGCTCTATACCGACCCTGCCGTCGGCTCCACCAGCTTGAACATGCTCGATGTTCTCACAGACACGGTAACAAGTGTTCCGGTTTCTTCTCCTTCGACTGGCCTAACGGACATTGTTCCCTTTGCGTCCGCGAACAGGTCTTACACACCAACAGGCGGCGGTGCTGAAGTGATTTACGTCGCCCCCCTGCAAGGCACGCTTCGCGAAAGCATGGTCGCCCAAGTGAATGCCGACACATCCGGAGTGGTCGAAACTGTCTTCAACGATCCCTACAACGAAATTGGATTTGTCGGCAACTGGCTGCTAACAACTTTCGGGGCCTCCTACCCAATGACAAAGATCATTCCAGTTGATGATTTGAACTTCATTGTTATGCAGTTTATTCCAGAAGCAGATGATTATGGATACACACTGTATCCAACCATTTACCACAGGAATTGTGGTCCGATATATCAGGGAGCTGACTCTCCAGAAATTGATGGGACGAGTTTTGCTTCGGTCGATTTCGACCCGACTGGGCTGACGCTCTATGGCAGCGCAGAGCAGTTCAGCACCGGAGCTGTCCAGGTCTACTCATGGTTGTACGTGCCAGATGAGTTCCATTGTGGGTTCCCTTGTTTCAATAACCGGATGAGATTGAAGGATGGGGCCAGCAACGAGTGGACGATCTCAAACGTCCCGGTGATGCAGAACAGGATTAATCTGAAGGATGGTGACTCAACGTCACCGACGCCATCCAATGTTCCTGTGTTCAATAACCGCATTAGACTTCCTGGGGTGAGGGTGTTCCTGTGACGATTCCGTTGCCTCCGATCCGGGCGAAGATGCAGCTGCTGATGTATGAGACGTTGGCGGACGAGCAGTCTCGTGGCGACTGGACGTATGAGGCTGTCAGGCCGATGCCGGTGCCGCCTCCGCCGTGGCATCCCGGCCAGCATGTCAGGGGAGACTGTAGTAAAGGCGTTCAGTACATTTGCCGGTGGTCGCCGGGTGCCCCGGATCCGATGATGAACGACTGGGGGCCGTATGGGAACTCGCAGACGCTGTGGATCAAGCTGCACCATGTGGACGCCCCGGAGGAGCTGGAGGTTGGCGACATCATCACCTTCGGCGTTGACGGGGAGGATCACGCGACGATGGTGTTGCAGGATGGTGCTGATCCGCTGCTGTGGAGCTTCGGCCGTCAGGGTGCACCGAACAAGTACAACCTGTCTCAGGATCCGAGGCCACGTCAGTTTCTGACGTTGCACATCGTGGAGCCTCCGCCGACCCCGCAGGACAAACTCCGTGCAATGACGGGGTTTTACTCGTGGACGGCGTGGCGTTTAGGGGAGGGCCCTTGGAGGAAGTACGGGGAGAGGAATCCTGTCGTTCGTCCTAACGTACCTCGGCGTATCCCGTTGGACTGGTGGAAGCGTTACGCACAGTTCCTGGCCAATCGCAAGAAGCCTCTCTGACGATAGTCAATCCGTGGCCGAGGGGAACGGAGAATACGTGACTCGTCGCGAGCTTTACTTGATAACCAAGCCGATAGAAGACAACGTGGGTGAGATTAAGGCTGATGTGAAGACGTTGTTGGCTGCGCAGGCTGGCTCAAGGGCGCTCTCTACCTACCAGCGGTGGCTGTTCGGGACTGTCTTCATCGGTATTTTGGCGATCCTTGCGACCCTTTTGGTGATCGCGCAGGGAAAATGAAGGGCGCTCCACCGTTCCTCCTCACTACGAGGATGGCTTTCACGAACCTCTGTTTGATCTTTTGTTTGGCAGCTGTCACGTTGTGGAACACGATTGATCTGCGCAACACCGACGGCCAAGCGTGCGGCAGACACAATCAGATCATCGACGTGATCGTTCAGAACCTGACGACTGCCTACCTTGGCCCGCATCATTTCAACGACCCAGCCGATAAAGCCCTGCGGAAAGAGGTTTACCTCACTCAAACCAACCAGCTGCGAAATACGCGCTGCGGGAGGGAGCATCAATGAACTGGCTGGCACTTCTCGACACAATCCAAACACCACTACTGACGGTCATTAACTCGATCGCTGCTCTGTTGATTGCGTTCAACGTGGTCTTCACGCAGACGCAGCTTGCCGCCACTGACGGTGTTGTGAACGCCGTTCTGTTCCTGGCGATCACGATTGTTGGTGCTGTACAGGCGAACAAGACGAAGGCTGCGGCTGCGGCCACCCCCCCGGCTAAATGACTGGTCTGCTTGGTAAGAAACCAGCTACCCCTGACAGCCGGGACATCACCTTCAAGGGGCTGAAGGCGGAACAGGCCGCGCTGCCGACCCCGCCTGCGACGTTCGGTCACGGCACGATCTTCGGTGACGGCGAACAGGCCTGGGATTGGCAGATGAACGGAAACGGCCCTGACAACACCGTTGCCCCTGGCTTCCAGGGTGCGGGGGATTGTGTGTTTGCGTGCGGGGCGCACACGACCCGTGAGACGAACAAACTTGCTGGCCGCTCGGTGACGATTACGGGTAAGGAGTCGATCGCTGATTACAGCGCCGTCACCGGCTACGTTTTGAACGACCCGAATACGGATAACGGTACGGACATGCGGGTCGCTATGAACTACCGTCAGAAGGTCGGCCTATTGGATGCGGCCGGGCATAGGCACAAAATTGGCGCCTATGTCTCTTTGACGGCGGGTGACTGGAACGAATACATGGAGGCTGTCTACATCTTCTCAGCCGTTGAGATCGGTTTCCAGTTTCAGCAAGCTCAGTATGACCAGTTCGCTTCGGGTACATGGGACTACGATCCCAACTCCTCGGTGATCGGTGGGCACGCGATCCCTGGCTTCGGCCGGAACGCCGGACGCGGCGGAGTAGTGTCGTGGGCAAAACACCTGTGGATCACCGAGGCGTTCTACACCAACCTGGTAGACGAGGCGTGGGGGATCGTATACCCGGAGGAGCTGAAGAACGGCAAGAATGAACGCGGCTTCGACCTGGCAGGTTTGAACGCCGCCCTGCAATCTCTGCAATAGGAGGTACGGGTAATGAGCATGTCGTGGGTTACAGTCACCGACGAGAACGGCGTTGATTTCGACGCTCTCACGAACGGCGTGAAGAACGAGCATGACCGGATCTGCGCCTGGGTGTTCACCGATAAGGCGTCGGGCTTCGGTGACGACGTTGGACGGGTGAACTACAAGGAGAACCTGCAGAAGCTCGACGACGGAAAGTACGGCGCATGACCGTCGGGTTCGGCAGTTTGTTCATGGTCGCTGCGCTGGTGTTGTTCATCATCGCTGCGATTCTGGCGTTCGGGGTGTTCTCAACCCATGTGACGCTGCTGACGCTGATCGGGTTGGTTGCTTCCGGGCTGGCCTGCCAGGTACTTGCGGGAGTGTCGTGGCCGGTGGTACGCTCTCCGGGTTGACAGGTGGGTGCGGGCGCACAAAAAAGGCCCCGGCGTAAGCCGGGGCCTTTTCTCTGGGGAGAGAGCCGTCAGACCCCAGACTTCTAAGTTAATGACCGCAGGTTCCAGTGTGACGCCCCTATGCACGGTTGATCCTAAACCTCACCATTTTCGCCTATCCACGAGTTAACACTCGATCGACGGAGCGAGGCTCCGTAAGGCTACTTAGGTCACGTAGTCCATCGGTTGTCATAGGGATCTGAGAACCTGCGGCCGCTACCCGGCTGCTTCCTCGGGAACCTTGCGGTCTTGCCGCGTGAGAAAGAGAACGTGCCAATTTCTCAGCTCCGTCATTGGTAGCTCGACAGCCAGAGGCGTTCCTCCCCCGCAGGGGCGCTTAACCATCAACACCGTGTAGCCAAGGCCCCCGCTCCAACTGCTCGGTACACGGGTGCCCCTCTTTCGTAAGGCTGGGGTATTCGCCTGTGCCAGCTGAGCGATCGTGGTAGCTCATACTGGCCCGGTCGGGGATTCGTCCACGATCAACGGCCGACCTTTCGGTGACAGCGGCCCCCTCGTGGCGCTTACCCCAGCCTCACGCCTTAAGTTCGTATTCGATTGCTTTGTGCTTCTGATGCCTGAAGCGCTTCCTGCTGGACTCGTTCCACCAGCTGCGCCAGCTTGCGTGATGCTCAGTATACGGCGTCCGTTTCCGCATCGAACCTTTGCCACGCGCACAATGGCAGGCTTTCGCGTCCGTTGGCGGGCAACGCCAGTCGTACCTGTGCAACTCCATTTCGTGCTTCCAACGCTTGAGCATGATCGCTTCTTCGCGCTGGCTGTGCCACCTCTGCATATGAGACCCCTCTTGGGAGTGTTACGTCTTACTTGGTCTCATCACTTCATCCTCCCGTCGCAGAGTTTGCACTTGCCTGGCCTGCTCGACCGGTGCTTGCACCGTTCGCACTCTCGTTGCTTGTAGCGCATCGCGTAGAACTGGTTGCGCTCTGACTTTTCACGCTTGGCGTCTGTTTTAGACAATCAGCATTGGGGTGGCTTTCACACCCCGGCTAGTTCTCAGGATGGCCGATGAGCAGGATCGCTCGTTCGTACCACTGCACTATGTCGTCGAGCGTTGTCTGCGGGTCGTCGTTGTACTGAACAACCCAGGCGTCGGCTTGCCACTTCTCTCGCTGGGGGTTGCGCTCTTTTTGTTCTTTCACCCATTCGGGTGGGATCGCCCTGGAGAGTGCGCTGATCACCTGCTGGTAGGTGCGTATTTCTTCGCCTGGGATCACTGGTATGGCATACATGGGGCCAAGATCGAGCTTCAGGTCGGCCATCTTCTGCAGATCCTTCACCCCTGCGGGGGTGGTCCCTGACGTGGTGACCGTGCCGAGCGTGTCGATGTGAACCGTGATCGGTGCTTGCTCACCGGCTTTGATCTTCTCGATCAGGTCCTTGGCGTTCATCTGATCGACCATCTTCTGGGTCGCGTTGGGACCCAGGATCATCTGCCAGGTGTTTACCGAAGCCACCCGAGAGCCTTCTGAGCAAGCCCTGCGGTGCAGTAGTGGCCCCGTCCGTCGGTAGTACGGGACTGGATCCAGCGGCCCCCTCGGGCGAGCGAGATCATATCGTTGATGATTGCCTGGACGGGGGTCGGTTCGACCCTGACAGTGGTCGTTTCAGCCGGGGCTTCGACTGTTTCCTGAATCTGGGTTAACGTCATTTTCTGACGTACTCCTTTCTGGTGGTGTGGGTTAACTGGGAGCCTACCGCACTACGGTGTGAGAAGCGAGCTTGGTAGGCCCCCAGTTCTAGCTCCCGTAGGGATGGGGCGGGCGACGGAGCAGAATGCCGCCCGCCCCGTGACGCAGCCAACCGGCAGGGGGCTGTCTGCGCCCTCCTTCCCCCACGGGAGGAGCTTCTAAAGCCAGTCGGTAGGTGAGTGGGCGATCGGGGGTTCGCTGTAGCTGCCCATGTTGCTGATCCCCATGCCGCAAACGAACCGCCACATTTGGTATCCGGAGAAGATGCAGCCGAGGACGGCTTCCAGCGCCGGAATCCCCAGCAGGTGTCGTTTTTCTTTATCTGTGATCCCTGCTTCGGTGAGGCATTCGTCGCAGACGCAGCCCATGTTGTTGGGGCGGACGATGGTGCCCCAGGTGCCTGAGTTCATCCAGCCGCATACCCGGTCACCGAAGCGCGTGTCTCGCGTCGATGGTGTGTCTTGCCGGAACCAGCCAACGTGCAGGAACGGTGCGGTGTCTTTCTGGTACAGGTAGTAGGTGGTTTGTCCGTCGGGTGCCTGGACTGTCAGGTGGCCTTCGGTCTTGTATTCCTCGACCAGTTTCGGGATGGGGTTGAGGTCGTAGGGGGACGGGACAGTCGCAACTGCCCCGCCCCTCCTGACCTTCCTAGCCCCCGACGAGTCCCGTAGTGACCTGAGCGGAGACAACACCGGTCTCCCTCTCGATCTTCTCGATCTCGTCGAACGAGCTGACCCGCTCGCCCTTCCCCGGCGACTTGAACGCGATGCCCAGCATGCCGGGTGTCGCCATTGCCGAGTCGAACGCCGCACGAGCCGCCGCACGATCCTGCACGTCGCCGTTCCAGGAGAACTCCTCCTTCACGTCGCCGCGCTTGATCGTCAGGACGCCTGTCGCTTCGCCCATACCGAACTCCTTTCTGACCGTCAGTTTCTGACGGTGCCACCGGAGCGCCGTCCCTCACTCCCGTAGGAATGATCCGGTGGCACCGCCCTGACTAGGCCGGTGCCCTTGGCCTAGCTCTTCGCCGGATCGAGCAGCCGATCCTGGACGTTCTCGCGCACCGCGATCGTTGCGGCCTTGGTGACCTCACGGCCGAGCACGTCTGCCAGCTCGTGCCGTTCCTGCGTGTCCCTGGCCCCGGTCATCTTGTCGTACTGGGGCCGCAGGCCAACTGCGGCGTGCACGAGGTCTTCCGTGGTCACCTTTTCGTCGCCCGGAGAACCCTTCATCCTGGCGATCAGGTAGCGCACGGCCCGAGTTGAGAGCTCGGTGACGAACGCGGGCTTGTACCCCTCGGCTGCCTCAAACACTGCGTCCCAGTCGATTCCGTCGGCAAGGGATTCCTCGATGCACGACTGGACGAGCTTGGCAACTCCTTCCACGTCGAGGTCGTTAATCTCGATCATGGCGTCGAGGCGTCCCGGTCGCACCATGCCCTTGTGGATGCGCTCCGGGTGGTTGGTGGTGAGGATGCAGAGGATGCGCGTGCCCTTCGCGCTTACCCCGTCGAAGTCGTCCAGCAGTCGTGAGATCGCCTCGTGGCCTCCGGCTTCGGGGGCCGCGACCTGATCGATGTCTTCGTAGAACACGACCGAGGGCTGATACAGACGGGCGGTCTGCATGACTTCACCCAGATCGTCCCGGCCAGGGCGGGCCTTGATGAACGTCCAGCCATTCGCCACCGCCTCCTGACCTGTGAGCGTTGCTGCGAGCGTCTTGCCGGTGCCGTATGGCCCGTGGACGAGGACGGCCCGCTTGAGCGGGATGCCGAGGCGCTCAAACTCGGCGGTGTGCCGGAGCTGCGCCCAGACGTTCGCTTCCAGCTGGGTCATCACCTCTTGCGAGTAGACGACCTTGCGGGGATCGACGGCGGACAGATCGACGAACTCGGGGAACTGCTGCCCGTCGAAGGCACGGCCCCGGTACATCGAGCGTTCCTTCAGCTCCAGCTCGATCAGCGTGAAGATCCCCTCGACGGCTGCCTTGTACTTCTTCGGCCCGTTCGCATAGAGCATGAAGACGTTGCCGAAGTCGTTGCGTCCCGTCTCGGTCTGGAAGAGCAGGCCGGGGAACATCGGGAGTGCAAAGGTGCCCCAGGGGATCTGCTCCTGCTTGTCCACGTCCACGTTGATCGTGATCATGGCCGGAGGCTCAACCTGCGGGCCGAACATCGTCTGGTACACGGTCTCCTGGTGGCCGACGATGCCGAACACGCGCTTCAGCGCCTGCCACATGCACCAGGCGCCGTCCCAGGGCCGGTAGTTGAAGGTGCGGGAGAAGACGGTCTCTTTCTCCATCTCCTGCCGCTTCTTCTCCAGGAAGCCGATCGCGCCTTTCAGGTCCATGTTCTCCGGCAGAATCAGCCGGTTGCCCTGGTAGGTCACGTCGTCGTCGTCGTACAGCTTCCCGCCTAACTCTTCCAGGCGGCGACGGATTTCCTTCTGCGCTCGCGCCGCTTCCTTCTTGTCGTGCTGGTAATTCACCTCAATTGTTGCCATCTGCCCTCTCTCCGTGGGGAACGTCAGTTTCTGACGTTGGGTTCTGTTTTGGTTGCGGACGTGCTTCTAGGGCTGCGTCGTCTGAACCTCCTGAGAGTGGTGGGGGCCAGCGTCAGTTTCTGACGGGCCGTGGCTTTCGCGGGGCGGGAACCGATCGCTCTCGTCAGCGAGGGATCAAGGATTTCCCACTACAAGAACTATATCAATACAGTTGGGTCACTTGCAAGTTCTTACAGGCCGGAGCCTGCGGGTCTGCACCCCCAACAATTAGCGCAGCCCGCAGACTCCTGCCGTTCCCCACTCCGACCAGGAGTGGTGGTCTCTCAGCCAAACCAGGTAGGCGTAGTACAACTGTTCCCTGGGGGACACGTTGAAAGGGTAGTTCGCCTGGTCGCCTGGATGGTCGAACGCGAGTTCGTGCGGGCCACCGATCTTCTCCCAGGTGGACTGCAGGAACTGCATGCCGCCGAAGTAGCGGTTTCCTGTGTTGTCGTTCCACGCGCCTTCATGCGAGTGGATGCAAACTGCCTGCTTCAGCCACCACGCAGGCGCATGCCATGTCTTCGGCATGGCGGCGGTCGCGGTGGCAGTAACTACGCATATGAGAACGAGCAATAGGGTTGCAAGAAGCCTCAGCTCCCCCCCTTGTCCTAGTAGGTCGCCCCCCCGGTTAACTCACGGGGGGGCCTTCCTGTTTCGGTTTGGAGAAAGCTATCGGCTCAGATGGTCGGCTCTTGTGCGCCGCCCTTGCTGAGCACCGCCTTGCCCCGGAGCATCCAGGAGAGACGGTTCCGCTCACGCAGACCCTCGTTGTACAGCTCCACGATCGAGCGGTACACGTTGATCCAGAGCGACCCGCCCATCGTCAGCCCCGTCTGCCGAGCGCGGCCATGCAGGTTCGTGATGCCGATGCCTTTCAGCTTCGTCACGAGCCGACCACGATCAGATTCTGACGAGTGTTTGGCGATGAACCAGAAGATGCCTTTGAGAACAGACGACTGCGCGTTCTTGCCGCCGACATGCTCCCAAGTGTCACGAACAACTTCCAGTGTTTCTCCGAGCAGAGCCCCTGTCTCGTCCGCCCGGTAGAGAGCCTCGATGGTGGCGATGCAGTTGATCCCCGTCTCCTGGGGGGTCTGGTTGATTTCTGCCCCGTAGCGTGCGAGCAGCTTCACGATCGCCATCGACTCCGGGTCGCCTGCACGAAGCTGGGCCTTGAACCGCTCAAGCGGCCGGTCACCCAACTTCACGTTCGTCTTGAGGCGGAACATCGCCTCGACCTTGCCAGGGTCGGGGAACTTCTTGCTGTCCCGCAGGTTGATCACGCGGGCGTCCAGCTCCAGAATCCCCTGCTTGACGGCCGCGTTGGTGCGGTGCTGACCGTTGACGATGAACAACCCGCCATCCACTTCCTCGTCCTTGCGCGGCCCCCGGTCGGAGACGAGCAGGAGTTCGGAGGCGACGAGATCCCAGTTGTTGGCGATCTCATCGACGAGAGCTTGAGAGAACTCCCGCTGGTAGGTCATGTCCGGCCGGAGCAGGGCCAGCTTCACCTTCCTGATCTCGGATGCTGCGTGCAGCTCTTCAACCAACGTCGGCTGAGCCATTCTTGCCCCCCTTCCACTTCTTCAGTTCCGCAGCGCCCTTGGCTGTGCGCTGCCACACCTGCTTCCCGCCTGCCGAAACCCCCCTCTCCTTGCAGACGACAAGGCCCATCAGGTGAAGCACCCGGAGCCTCGCGGAGAGCATGGTGCTGGTGATCGCCTTGCGCTGCTCGGCTGTGAACTTCTTGAGCAGGTTCGGCACAAGCTCGCCGTTCGGGTAGAGACCCATGAACAGCGATCCCTCATCGGGCAGGAAGCCGATGATGATGTAGTCGAGCGGATCGACCAGGGCATAGTTGCCGGAGGCGATCTGCTCCTTGATCGAGCGTGGTGTTGGCACTCAACCCCTCTTCTTTCGTGACCGTCAGAAACTGACGGTCGGCTGAATTGCCCTGTCGTGGTGTGCTTTCGCCCACCTTCACTACTTTAACACTTCAGTAGTGTCTGTGTCTACTTACGGAAGTGGCTTGGTGCCTTTGAGGTTCAGGCTTGCCAGCTGCGTTGCCATCGTGCGCACGGCTGTGCGGATCACGTCGGACTTCTTGCAGCCCAGGTATTCGGCGCACCACTCGATCAGCTCATGGTCCCGCTGGTAGAGCGAGTACGAGCCTGTCTTGGTGGATCCCCGGTATCCCGTAAGTGATGTGCTTCCTTCCACGTCCACATCCTTTCGTTAGGATTAACTTGTGGACGCTATTGAAACACACGCGATGATGATTCGCCACCGGGCAGCGTTGAACCTGCTTGTGACGGCACCAACGGTCGAAGATCGCCTTCGGCTTCTGGATCAGGTTGTCTGCCCTGGCAACGATCTGTTGCAGGCGTCTCTATCCGAAGCTCGACGGCTTGCCGTCGATCGTCCCGCCAGCGTTCTTGTACGTGATGTTCCCACGCCCGACCGTGAAGTTCGGGATGGGAATGGTGCACGTCCCGCTACTCGTCCATTGCCCCGGCTGGATCGTGAACGTGCCGCTGCTCCCACCGGAGTTCGGTGGGCTAAACGTTGACACGTACCAGGGTGGGTAACTAGCGGTTACATCAGCGTCGGGTTCTAGCCGAAAGACTTGACCAGAATCTCGATGCGCTCCATGTTCCCGATCTCTTCGTCGGGAATGGCCCTGGCAGCGTAGGCCTTGGCCTCCTCCAGGTCGTTCGCGAGCACGGTGGTCGGGCTGACCAGGACGGCGGCGGGGTCTGTCACCACGTCGTCGCGGTCGAGGAGGGCCTGCTTGATCACTGCGTACTCGTACAGCTTCATTGCCGTAAACCTTGCCATCAGAATCCTCTCTGTATCTCTTTCGTGAGAACTGCTGCTTTCACCGCGATTTCGCGGAAGGTTAATCGATTTTTCCTACGTCTGTTGCACCCCCTTCGGTCTGTGCAGAGAACCTCTTGAGCGGTCCCGATCGGGTATCCGCAATTTAGACACCAGGCAACCTGTGACACCTCACCCCCTCTGATAGTAGAAGTCTAAACCTATCAAGTCGGAGTGACCTGCACAAGTTAATCTGTTAGTAAGTCCGCCGCAGTAGACGCATCTACGTTGATATTTCAGATAGTTCTTCTGCTGGCTCAACGACGACTTCGATTCTGGGGTTGGCGGACTTGATTTTGATGTAGTTGCCTTGGACGACTTGGCTGTCATCGTCGAAGACGCCGCCCTTCATCAGCCCGTCCAGCACCGATTTCAGGCAGTTGTCGCCGTCGAGTTTCTTCTTGGCGGTGAAGAACGCGACGGAAACCTGGACAGCCTGCGTCCCGTATTTCTCGCGCTGCGTCATCGCCATCATCGCGATCGAGTCCTCGTAGACCCTGGTGTCCGCTGGCGTGTAGATGGTGCCGGTTGTTTTGTTCAGTCGCGGCCTGCCCTTCGGCACAGGCTCCCCGAGCAGAACGAACTTCATGCGTCTGCGAGTACATGATCCGCGTGCTGCACGAAAAGCGCGAGCGCGGTTGACAGGATCGCGTACTTCACCTTCTTGCCGTCGCCGTAACTGATGCCCACCCTGTCAAGCTCGTCGCGTGCGGCCTCCAAAAGCTCGTCGAGAACGTCCGCTCCGTCCTCCCAACGCTCTGCTGGCACCGAGACAGCCCACGTTTTGCGCTCTTTCGGCTTCTCCGGGTCGTTTTCGATCTTCGGCTTCGGCAGCGGGCGCTCACAGGTGGGGCAGACAGCCCGCTCGTCGTGCACATGGCCGTTGCTTTCTGTCAAGACCGGGACGTTCGGGAAGAGAATGTCGTCGCCAACGTCAGAAACTGACGCCATCGGCGGCTGGTACTTCATCATCTGCGGGAACTCGGACTTGCTGTCGATCCACTGGAAGCCGTTGAACTGCTCAAACCAGATGGTGACTTCGTTGTTTGTGACCAGCTCGTGATGGGCGAAGCAGAGCGGCATCTTGTTGCCGGTGACGCGGCCGTCCGGGAGGCGAACCCAGTCGAAGGCTCCGCCCATCATCCCGCGTGAGAACAGGTGGTGTGCGTGGTCGGCTGGTCGTGTGCAGCCGGGTGCGGCGCAGTACGGGCCGATCTTCGGCAGCTCCTGCGGCCATTCCTCAGCGGTTAATCCCTGGACGTTTACGCGATCTTCGATCGGAAACTTTGTCAAGCTGACCCCTTCCAAGCTACGCAGTTTTTCCCGTAGCTCGGTCCGAATGAGCAGTAGGAACATGCCCAGTCGTGGTACAGCCCGTTTACCGGCCACGGTGTATCGGGGCCGTATCTTAACCAGAGGTCGTTCAGGGTGTAGGCGGCTTGCTGGATCATCAGCGCGGTCGCGTCATGGTCTGCGCTGTCAAGCCGCAAACCCGGCTCGTAGTAAGGGGTGATGACCTGCGGGGTGACCTGTTTGGTCACGACATGCCACTCGACTGGCTTCGCGTAGGCCATCGAGTAGATGCGTCCCTGCGTCAGCCATTTCGCTTTCGGCTTCTTCAGCCGCGCCCCAGTCGTCTTCCGCTCTATAAGAGTTTCCTTAGTTTCCACGTCGGTGTAGCCGACGACGGGGATGGGAACGTCAGGGACTCGTACTTCAAATCTTTCCTCAACGTTGATCGGCTGGACAGACGGGGAGGCCAGGTCGTGGTAGGCCTCCACCATCTGCCAGCCGTGTTCCCGTGTTTGCACGGGGTCTTTGTCTCCGAAGTCTGGCTCCTCGTCGGACTCCAGATACTCCTTGTCCCAGGTGCGGTGGTACGCCCCGGCCATGTCTTCGATCGTCAGGTTTTTGGCCGTGACGATCTTTTGGGTGAAGTTCTCCTGGTGGGTTTTGTGATCGACGGAGCCGATGAACTTGTCGATCCCCCAGGTTTCCGGGATGCGTTTGATCCTACGCAGCCTGAACTGTTCTGGACAGGTGATCAGCAGCGAGATCGCTGACGCGGACAGATGTTGGAACGGTGCGTCCCAGCCGGAGAGTCTCACTCAGAACGGAATGTCGTCGTCGGTGTCGAACAGCGGCTTGTCGGCTTCTGGCCCTGGGTCGGCAAAGAACTTGTTGCCGGTCTGGGTGGTGCCTCCGTCAGAAACTGACATCGGGACGATCTGTGGCTTCTGCCCGGTCATGAAGTAGTTCAGCAGCGTGTCGCAGTTGGCCCAGAACTCGGTTGCGGACGGTGAGATGAGAGCGGAGACCTTGGCTGCCGCTTGCCGCATGATCCTGATTTGTTTGTCACCGTCAGTTTCTGACTGGGTGATGGCAGGGTTCTGCACATGGCCTTGGAAGGCCGTGGTGGTCTGTGCGCGCTCCTGCGGGAGCCTGAAGTCGGTGGACTGCGGCTGTTGTGGCTGTCCGTTGCCTGGGAAGATGTCGTCCAGGTAGTAGTTGGTGTAGCCGTTGTTGTTCTGTTCTTCGTGCCCTTGGATCTGTGCGGGCTTGCCGATCAGGTTGGCTGCTTCTTCGGCCAGGTCGCGCCTGCCGGTTGACCATTTGACGTTGTTGTGGTCAACGATTTCGTAGAGCGTGAACGGCTTGTTGTCTCGTTTGCGAACGAGGTCGCGCTTGTTGACGGCCTTGATCATTGTTTCTTGAAGCAAGATGCCTCCCTTGGTGGTGGGAGGTTAATTCTACATCAAGCGTCAAGCCATTCTTCGTAGAGCAGCACAACTTCGGGGAAGACGAGTCGGAGTAGGTGCAGGTTTTGGTGGTCGGCTTTCTGGCAGAGGCGGAGCAGCTGGGCGGTGAACCAGTCGCCGTGGCCTTCCATGATCGCGTCGATGTTCTCTCGATCCCAGTCACTGACCACGGTACTCACGTCTCCATGATTCTTTCTGCCATTCCTGCAGGCGCTCCCAGGGGATCAGGTCGCGGGGGCCGATCGTTTTGAAGTAAAGGTCTTTGACTTGTTCTTCGTCGTCACGGATCGGTTCGGGTGGTAACTTCCAGCGTGGCTGCCAGCTCATTTCGGCTCACGCGAGTACCACCATTCGATTGATCCGACGCCGATCATGTAGAGGGCGAGGGCGGCGACGAATCCGGCCACCCAGTCGCGCTTGTAGGCGTTGAGGACGATCGCGACAATGCTGATCAGTATTGCGGTGGTTCTGTAGCTCATTCGTCCTCCTGTCGTTCAGGAAGGGAAGCAGCGAGAGCAGCACGGAGGTATTCCTTGAGGAAGTGCGGCGTGTTCTGGTTGCGCTCGACGTACTGCGCCGCCTTCGTGAGTGCTTCCACACGGGCCTCAGCAGCAAGTCGGGCACCTCTTTCAATCTCGGCCGCAACCTCCGTTCGCTGGAACTCCTGCCGTGCAGCGTCGCGTTGGTTTCTCAGTGAGACGACCTCAGCCAAGACGGAGTCCACCGTGACAAGCAGCGGTTCAGCGGGCCACTTCGTGAACGGGGCCAGCATCTCGCGTGCGCCGTCGAGGTTCGACTTCAGCCCGTCGCGTTGGTTTCTCAGTGAGACAACCTCAGCCTCAGCAGCGGCGAGAGCCTCGTCCGCAAGCCAGCCACGTCCGTCGCATCGTCCGCATGGCTGGGAGTGGCGAGACATTGAGGTGCTGACCCTTCCGCCTCCGCGACAGTTCGGGCACGGACGGCGTATTGAAAGCGCCTGGTCGCGTTGGTTTCTCAGTGAGTCCCGCTCGGCCAGCAGGGAGTCTCGGTCAGCGAGGAGGTCAGCGAACTCTTTCGCTTCGTCGATGTTCATGGGTTCCTCCTTTGTGGCGAGGGGCAGGGCGGTCGGTAGACGAACCAGGCCCGCCGCCCTGCCCCTTTTTGTGGCCCTTCCCCAGGTGTGCGTCGTCTGCCGACCGTTGCCGTGGTCGAAACCTGGGGCTGGGGCCACATTTAGGAGGCCGTCAGTTTCTGACGCTCCTTGATCGCTTGCTTCCAGCTGTTGTTGAGGGCGTCCCATTCCTCTTTGCTGGACGTGAGTGGTCTTTCTTCGTGCAGGTCGAGGTCGAGGCTGTCGTAGATGTTGAAGCCGAGGGTGTGTTCGTCGATCGGTTCCAGGTCGTGCTTGCCGAGCGCGTACCCGTAGGGGTCCATCTCTTCCTGGTAAATCTGTCCGAGCACGCATTGGCTGCTGTTGCCGATGTCGAACGTTTTCAGTTTGATCAGGTTGGCCCAGTCGGGGACGTGCTGGTCGAGCCATTCGACGCCTCGTTGGACTCGCGGGTCGCGTTCTTCTTCGGCGGGGTTTCGGGTTCGGCAACGATCGTTTCTGCCATCACCCGGTCGATTTGGTAGCGGTCGCGGGCGAGCTGTTCGCGTTGCTCCATGAGGCTGGTCATGCTTTTCCCCTTTCGTGTGTCCCTGATTGTAGAGGCGCGCAGGGCAGGAAGGAGACGTAAAACCTGCCCTGCTGCGCCATACCCTGGGGAGGAATCGAACCTCCGTGACGCGGTTTAGGAAACCGTTGCTGTTCCACTCAGCTACCAGGGTTTGTTGCGGTGAGTCCGCTGGATCGGGTGGGCGGCGTCGCCAGTGATGATTTCGCCGCCTTTCCGGGGCTCCTAGCGCCACGTCTCACCGCTGCTAGGAAACTTGTTGCGACGGGTCCAGACAGACGGATCGGGTGGTCCCAAGCCCTCCTCCCTTTCCGCAGGTCCCAGCCCCCTGTCCCGTCGCTGCTGGGAGATCAGGCTAGTTGAACTTGGTTTCTGCGTTGAACAGCACTTCGCAGTCGCACTGTGTGCCGCGCTCCTGGAAGAACTCGATGGTGCTGTAGGTGAAGTCTTCCCCGAAGCCCATGTCTCCGATCAGGATGGTTTCGGCCAGGTCGTAGCTGTCGCCGCATTCCCAGCTGATCGAGTCGTCGGCTGCCTTGGTGACGTTCAGCCCGTCTTTGCCTTCCAGACGGCCGAGGAACTCCTCCCACTGCGGATGCCCTGGACCCATGTGTGTCCAGACCACCTTGTCGCCCCCGGTGACGCTTCGCTGCTTCTGTCCGCCGATCGGAACGACGTTGCTCGTCGCGTCGGCATCAGTGACCTTCATCTGCTCCTCCTGCTAGTGGTAGAACACAACGCCCGTCGTGGGCTTCGTGAGTTTGCGTTCTTCACGCGGATGCATCATCCCTGCAGGTCTGCCCTCCTGCTCGTAGTGTTGTTCGTCCTCGACAGCCTTCACGAACAACGTCAGTTTCTGATCGTCTGACGGTTTGCTGATCGTGCAGGCCGACTCGCCCTCCGGCAAGTCCAGCTTCATCAGCAAAGCCTCCAGGTTGCGCCGAGTCAGCTCAACGAACACCGACCTGTCGTACATCGTCAGCTTCATCAGGCGTCCAAAGGAATGTCGATCGGGTCGTCAGGCCGTGGCCCGCCGTGTTGCACGTACAGATGTTCCGCCAACGTGCGCGGCCCTGCGAACTCAGCACCACACCGGTCGCAGGTAGCCATCGCCGTCGAGGGCAAGTTAAGCGCAGCGAACATGTTGATCGCCTCATTCAGCCGCGCACGCGAAACAGTCAAATCATGATGGATGCTCTTTAACAGAGCCTCAACATCATCAGGCTGCGTAGGCATTCGTGGATGACTCCCTGCTCCGGCTTAAGGGGTTTGTTTGTTTTCAAGTCAACTGCACTTCGACGGATACATGCGAGACGGCAGCAGAGGATGGAGCCGTTCCTCCCCCTGGTAGGGAAGGAAGCAGCATGCGATCCGTATAGCTGTCGGAAGCAAGCTCGTCATCAGCTCAATCGGTGCCCAGGCGCTCTTTACCACCTTGCTGACGCTCCCGGCCTTGCGGCCAGCGGCGGGGGTTCTCATGGAATCTGGGAAGGGGAAACAGTCACCCTCTAACGGCCAGTCCCAGGTCCTTGTCTACCGCAGGGAGCTGTCTTAATCAGCTGTGCTCGTGTAGACTACGCCCCGTCCTTAACTTCGCGGTCGGGACACTAGCATGACCCGTCGGACCGCATCGCGCGATCCGGCGGGTCATGCTTCTTTTCAGGCGTGGACTGGGGACTCGGACTTCACCTTCCCCGTCCAGACTGGCGGGAACGTCAGTTTCTGACGTGCCTCGATCTCTCTCTTCCACTGGGGCACCAGACGCCTGACGTACACGAACGCATCCTGCTGCCGACGCGGAAGGTCTCTCGCCCCCTTCAGCATCATGCCCCGTATGTAGCCGCCGAACACCTGCCCGAGAACGCACCCGCCGAAACTGTTCGTCAGCGGCCTGGTGATCTTGTGCTCCCAACCCGGAGCCTCGCGGTCGAGCCATTGCGCAGCCCCAGCCACGTCAGCATCAGCGAACATCCGTCTCCTTCCCCTTGCCTCGTGTTGGCTTCAGGTCTTTCTCAGTCAGCGGGTTGCCCCATCTGCTGAACTTGACCTCTCCGTCGTCTTCCAGCTTCGGCGTGTTCGCGAAGCCCCTGGCCTTAGTCACGCTCTGCCGCTGCAACTCCGACATGCCCCTCGACCCCAGGTTGCGGGCGCGGTTCTGCCCACCGATCTTGCCGCCCCTGCGCCCAGTCTCCTGCCTGAACGCCAGGATTTCCTCCGGCGTCATGGTCTTGAACAGCCCCACCCTCTTCTCGCGCTTCGGTGGCTCAATCACAACCGCCGCCTCCGCCTCGGCCTTACGCCGAGCCTTGTTCGCCTCCCTGGTGGCGACGCCGCGCTTGGCCTGCTCGCTGAGCTGCTCGGCCGTGTACTTCTCCAGCTTCTTGATCGACCCGGCTTTCCCCAGGGCGGCATAGTCCAGCTTGGCCGTCTTTCGCTTTTCAGCCATAGCGTCAGAATCTGACGGTCAGGACTTCTTGCGCGGAGCGCGTTTCTTCGGGGGATCGACCACCTTCGGTGCGTCGTAGTCGGCCTCGGTCTGCCCAGCGTCCTTGAAGAAGTCTTGCGTCGATGCCATCGGAGACTGTGTGCGTGCCACCGTCGCCTTCGCAACGCTTCTGAACGTCGCACCGACGCTCTGGCCGCTGATGCCCGAACCTGCGTAGTGCATCGAGTTCGTGTGCTGCCCGCCCATGCTGACGAACTGCTCGCGAGCCTTCACTGTTGAGGCGAGGAAGACGATCGTCCAGTTGTCGAGAGCCTGCTTCTCCTTGATCAGCTTCTCGACCCCCTCGTGCGTCCATTCCTTGGAGTCGTTCTCGTTCCCGTCGGTCATGATCACGATCGTGTACCTGTCGGCACGCCGCATCGCGGAGTCGGAGATCGCCTTCCCGATCGCGTCGCGCAGCGGTGTGTTGCCTGACGGCTGATAGTTGCTCGCCGTCAGCTCCGGCACGTCCTTCACCTTCACGCCGGAACACAGCGGGCGGAAATACTCGTCGCCCCTGGACGAGAACAGCATCAGAGACACCAGTGCCTCCGGCGTCTCTTTCTTCAGCGTGGCGAAATATGTGTTGACGCCACCGATCGTGTCGTCTTTGACCCCCTGCATCGATCCGGACTCGTCCAGCACGAACGCGACCAGGGTTGTCTGACCTGCATCTCCTGGAACTTTCATTGATCTCCCTTCGGTTTGCGTTGCAACGAAGCGCACTCCTTCTGCGAGCACCACTTCGGGATGTTGCTCGGTGAGCTGCCGACGGTTGGCCCGCCGCAGTTCACACACGTTCCGATGTAGTGGGTGCGCTTGAACTCTTTCGCCCTCGCGATCGTCAGCTCACGGTTGCGCAGATACCACAGACGACCTGCCTTCTTCTGATACTCCGCCCGCTTCTCCGGGTCTTTGCGAGGCATTAACCACCCCTTCAACTAGATTAGTTGTAGGATATTCGGGCACACCTATGGCGGAGGTTCAATGACCGACTCTGAATGGTGGACACACGAACACCACCACGACACGCCTGAGTGGGCAAGGGAAGCGCTCAACAAGATTTTCCGCTGCCTTGCCGATATCAAGGAACTGATTGAGAGTTTCGTCTTGCTGCCGCAACGGGCAGCGGTTTTGTTCCTAGACAGCGAAGGAGAAGAAGTGGCAGATATCTCAGTAAGCAACGACGTAAGCCTCGTCAACGCGGCGGTCGCTTTCGCTGACGCCAAGGGCGACGCAACGTCCCCGACCGGCTCCGTCTCGTGGGCGTCCTCGGACGACACGATCGCCACGGTCGATGGCTCCGCCGACCCGACTGGCCTCACCGCTGTAGTTAATCTTACGGGCGCAACGGGTTCAGTTGCAATCACAGCCACCGACGGTGGCTCTGGTGTTTCCGGTTCCGGCAACGTGACCGTCACGGCTGGCCCTCCGGCCACAGCCGAAGTCAGCTTCTCTCAGTAACATCCTCAGTGGGGGACGGTTCCTGGCGGGCCGTCCCCCACACTTAATCTTCCCAGCGGAAGAAAAGACCCAGCACCCATCTGGTCGCTTTGGCAATCAGCATGAGCGGCAACAGGATCAACAGCACCGGGAGTAGGGCACCCTCACCTAGGTGCGGCAGCTTAATCTTCCGCATCTTCGACCTTCTTGCCCCAGCCACGGCCGGGAACCACGTCTTCATCGTCAGAAACTGACGCTGCCTCCTGGAACTCCGGGTCAACCATGCTTCGGTTGCGTCCCATCCGTGAACGGATCTTGTGTGACATTTCGCCGCCGATCACCTGATCCAGCCAGCAGACCAGATGGTATGAGCAGCACGTCACCTTGACCCCGTTGATCTTCATCGACCAGTGGCCCCAGATGGCATCCGAGCATGCTGTGACGACCCCTCTGTCATTGAGGCCGATCACCTTCGTGCATTCCAAACACTTCGTTCCCACTGGCACTTCTGTTTCGTAGTCTGGATCGCAGACAGGCGCTCCCCACGACTGACCGAACCAGCGAACGTGCATCACCCCTCCTCTTCTTCTGATTGTCCCCGTACCCACCCTCGCAGGGCCTCTGGCCGAGTTTGTAGGCGGTAGATGATGAGTTGTGATTCGTCATCTGTGATGGCTCGGCGGTACATCTTCGGTCGCCCTTGAGTTGTGAAAGAGGGTCGAACCGTTCAGACCAACCGATCGGGTTCGGCGTAAGCCGAGAACCACCGCGCACACTCTCGTACAGAACAACAGCCCTGCTACCGACAATCAGTTAGTCAGGAATGTCTGTTTCCCAGTTCGTCTGCTGGATCAGAGAGTCCAGCTCAGCGATCTGGGTGTTCAAAGAATCCTCCAGCCGCCGCATCTCCGCCACATCAACCGTGGACGTGTGGGCCAACTCCGAACGCATGTACCGGTAGCGGTCAGAGCTGGGCGTGGCCGAGTCAGCGGTCGTGCCGTACAGGTTGCGCATCCTGATCAGCGACTCCCTGTCCTGCAGCAACGCCAGCAGCGTCCTCTCCCCGACCATCGTGGCCGCGTTCGTCAGCGCGATCTTCTCCACCAGGTCACGGAAGTCAGCCGACGCGATGCTGTACTCCGAGATCAGCAACGCCGGATCCTCCGTCGCCTGCTGACCCTCCTGCACAAGACAGTTCGCCTTGATCCTGCCCTTCAGATCGTTCAGCCTCTGGGCCAGCTTCGCCCGCTGGCTCAATGCAGCTCCCAACTTCATGCTTCCTCCTTGGTTAATTTCGCAGCCTTGTCTGACCACGAGAACGATTCAAACCAACCAGCCTTGTGCATCTCGTCATGACCCTCGGTCAGACGACAGATCAGCTTCTCCTTGCCGCGCTTGTACTCAGAGCGGCACATTCGGTGCGGAGATTCAAGGTCGATCTTCTCAATGTTTGAGAAGCACCAGCGGAACCAGACCGTGGACTCCACGTCCATCACGTTGAAGAACAAACTGTCGATCGTCAGACGGTGCGGGTGCGGGTTCGGAACCCACATCGCGTCGTAGTCGTACTTAATCTTCTCGTAGTCGAGCAGGTCACGGTACGACCTGATGTTCCCCAGCTCGTCCGGCGACTTGCGCGGGTAGAGAAGGTGGGCAGCAGCGAGGTCTTCCGGGTTTCTGATCACCAGGATGCGAGCCTCCATCGGCTCAAGCAGCCACGCCGACCGGTAGTCACCGAACCCCTCACCCTTGCACCACTCCCACCATTCGGAGCAGCCGCCACCGTAGGTGGAAGTCCAGATGCCACCCGTCGGCTTCCAAAAGGTTGAGGAAGCATTTACTGCATCCTTCAGTCTGGTTGGGGCGGGGACGGCATCTTCCTCGCTCAACCAGAGCTGCGTCGGTAACTTCATTACTCCCCTTTCAGCAGGCACTCCTCGCAAATCACATGGCCGTGAACTTCACCTGTTGCCAGGTCGATGTACTCGGGTTCCATCGCGCCCATCTTGCTCGCGTCCTCGCCGCACACGGCACACTCGCCAATGTGAATCTTCATGAACAGCTCGTCCATCGGTGGCATGTCAGGGAACAGCTGACGGAACTCCTTAATCGCCTCCGGGTGGATTTTCACGTTAAAAGACCCGTCCGGGTTCGGCTTCAGGTTGAAGTCAGCTTCGCCGTACATCTCCGTCAGTTTCTGACGCCGCTCCTCCAACTTGTTCTTGAAATATGTCAGTAGTTCTTCGGGCGTTTCGGGCAGCGTGTGCATCGTCACCTCGTCGCCGCTCTCACGGGCGTTGAGGATCGCCAGATCGCCGCAGGTGCCGCACATCGGGACGGTGGTCGGGTCGTCGGCCAAGAGCTTCTGCCCGGACGGTGCGACGTAGATCGCCGCTTCGCAGACCGAACAGGTGATCGTGATGGCGCCCTCAACGACGATCGAATCGTCGCTCTCGACAAGCCCGCAGATCAGGATGGCTGATTCGCCGGTTTCGGGAGCAGCATTTTCCACTTCACCTTGTTCTTCAGGCTCTTCCATCTTTTCTTCCACTTGTTCTTGCCTCCGGTCAGAAGATCGTCTGCGTAGAGGGCGATCCAGATGAGGATAAACGGGTCAGGTTCACCGAAGTTAACTGCAAATGAGATGGGGAACCAGATGACGTAGAGCACAGCCAGCTGCCAAAGTCTGAACCTGCTTGGTGTGGCAAAGACGTGCTTCAAAACCCAGAGCGCCCGGTAGAAATCTCTTTGGGTCACTGTTCCCGCGTCGGTTTTTTTGTGGAGTTTTTCAGACTGTTTCTTAATTAGGAGCATGACCATTGGGTAGGTGATGATCTTCCCAAGCCCCTCCTTGCCCTCCCGACAAGTCCAGATCATGACCACGACGGCAAGGATGCTCCACGCCCAACTGTTCACTGCCATCTCCTTGACCACCAGATCAACAGTCGGTGCCACCAACCACGTCTAGAAATCATCTCGTCTCCTGTAAGTCTGAAGCGGCCGTGCCCCCACCGTCGAGGGCACGGCCGTCAGTTTCTGACACTACGACTGGGCGATGATATTGAACTGCGGCTCCGGCACCTGGAACGTCCAGGCAACCGCAGCCTTCGCGGTGAACACGTTCGGATTCACACGCAGGAAGTAGTGGTCGAAGATTTTCTCCCCGTTCTCGTCGAGGATCAGCTCTCCGGTCTTCTCGTCAACCCGTGGCGAGGAGTTAACCACCTCGACGTACAACGTCCTGTTGTCCCGTTCGTTGTCCGTCGGCAGCTGCCAGAGGATGCCGAACTCATCCTGCTGCCTCTTTGTTCCTCCGCCGTCACGGAGGAGGTTCTCGATCCCGTACTTGGTCATCAGGTCGCGCCTGACGGTCACGTTCGGGACGGAGAGGATCAGCTGTGGCGTCAGCCGGTCGTACTTGTCCACGCAGTAGTAGTTAATCAGCCAGTGCAGCGCGGACTGTCCGGTGCCGATCGGCGGGTTAAGAGCAGGCAGCCTTCCTACGCTCTCGTAGTACATGCTGTTATTTCCCCTGCCGATGTGGTTTTCCAGCGTCCAGGTCGAGCAGAGACCTGTCCCCTTCGACGGCTTGAAGTCGTCGATCGTCGGCCACTTCTTGTTCTTCGCCACCCATTTGCAGAACTCGGTGTAGATCCGCTTCTGCGTGTACGGGCGACGCATCTGCCTGCGGTGCACACGCAAGGAGTTCTTGAACTCGGCCTCCGTCAGGTTGAGCAGCTGCATGATCTGCTCGTCCGAGTACCTGCGCACCGGCGTGCCCTTCGTCTCGTGCAGGGTTTCGTAGGTGTCCTCGTACTGTTGTGTTCGACGGTTCCAATACCGGTGTATGCGCTTGTGCGTTCGCTTCACCCAGACGGCTTTGCTGGTCGTGTCTGCCTGGAGCGTCGCGATGATGCGTCCGACCTGAGCCTCCGACAGCGGTTCGACAACCACCGCAGGCTCAGGAGCCGCAGGAGCAGCAGCCTCTTCGGTCTGCTCCTGCGGCACCATTGCCAGAACCATTAGTCGTAGACGCGCCGCTGCTTCGCGGCGAGGCTCGGCTCGTACTCCCGCTGGTTGCTGATCTCATGCACACCAGCGCCAACCAGGAGCGTCTCATGCTCCTCGTGGACGAACTCCGCGACGGTGCCCTGCGGCACGACCAGATACCGCTTGCCGTCGCGCTGAATGACCCGGACGCCCTTCGTCAGCACCCGGTGGTGGTGTCCGGTCGCCTCGCCCAAGGCGATGATCAGACCCTTGCCACGGACACGCGGCACGTTCGTGCCTTCCTTGCGCAGCCTCTTCGCGAGGCCCTCGTCCTCGATCTTGCGCAGGAGAATGTCACCCTGCCGAATCAACTCTGCCATCTTCCGTCCCTTCTGCTGCACCGTCAGTTTCTGACGGCTGGTTGAAGATTGATGTTTCAGCCGTGGGCATCGGCTCCCTCAGCACCCAACGCTCAAACGTGCGGTTGCAGAGACAGAGCGGGTCTCGCTTCTCACGGATGAGACGTATTGCCTCGGCCCTGCTCAGGCCGAGTTCGACCAGCGTCATCGCGGTGACGACGCTAGACCTGTTTAGACCAGCCGAACAGTGGATGAGTGTGCGCCCATGCCGACGCCACATCTCGACGACGGCTGCCGCCGCCACCATCACATCCCGCTCCTTCGGCTGGAACCAATCCTCGTCCATCATCGGCACATGAATGAACATCCCCTTGTAGTTGCCCACAGTTTCGGGGATGGCTTCCTCGCAGCAGACCACGAGGTTGTTGCCGAGATACGAGCTTGGTCTTCCCCCCTGATAAATGCCAGGGGCGATCTTGCTAACAACATCTAGCTTGGAAAGTCCTTTGATCGATCGTCACCTCCCCCGTACTGCTTGTGGGCATCCCAGCCAAGCATGAAGTACATGACACCGATCGATTCGACGGTGAGCTGAACCAGCTTCGCCTCGGTCTCTTCGTCGTTCACGCTCGCCACCCTGTCCATCACTGTTGACAGCATGTTGAAAGAGCTTGCGCGGATCCGGGAGATTACTTCCGGGTCAACGTTGTTGCCTCTCGCCCAACCGCTGACTCGATCGCCTTGTTGGGCACCCATCAGCACATGGGTGCTCTCAGCGATCAGACGTTGCACGTCCTCCCACTCAAGCATCTTTGGCTGCACCTCCCATCTGGACGGCGGCTTCCCAGGCGAAACAGAACGTCTGGAAAGCCACCGTCCCGAGCAGGGAAGCCAGGTCATCGTCGTCCATCTCGGCCGCCATGACCAGCTGGCCCTCGTCCGTCACCCCGGTCGGCTCAGCCCGCTCCTTCAGAGCGGAGAAGAACTCCTCCTTGATGTTCCAGGTGACGGTGCTGATCAGGGTGTAGAGAGCGTCCGGGTTGATCCCCCTGGACTCAGCCCACGGAGTGATCTCCACACCCTGCCCGCTGCCCCCCATCAGCTCTGTGACGAGCCGATGGAAGTCCTCTATCTCGATCGGCACTACGGATACCGAACGATTTTGCGAAAGTCGGCGTCCTCCGCGTCACGCTGATCGCGGTTCCGTCCGAAATACTCCTTGTCGGAGAGCGGGGGATGCTCGACTTCGCCGCTCACTACTTCGGGTGGCAGCTCATCGGCTGCCTCATCTTTTGGGACCGCAACAACCCCCTTCGTGCTCTCGCCCTCCATCAGCTGCAGGATGTGCTGCCCGTGCTGATGCTCGACGACGCGCAGGCCGTGCTCGGCGTTCTCCAGCTCGACCTTCACCTTCGTCGCTTCCAGCTTTCCCTTCAGCCCGATCACGCTGAGGGCGCGGTAGCCGACGATGACGCCCCCGGCAACCGCACCTGCGAACAACGTCAGCAGGATGAACCCACCGATCGTCCAGAACATACTCACACCTCCGTGTTGAGCGATGGCGCTTGTGTAGGGAACGATCCCCAACAAGACGGTCTCCTTTCGTCAGAAACTGACGTGCAGAAACCCTCGGTCATGTTGATGGTGACGGGGGTTCACCTTTGCAATGGGTAACCCGCCACCCTCCGGCCCGAGGGTTTCTTACTTGTCGCGACGATTCGCCAGCTCTGCCAGCTTGTCGAAGAAGTGGTTCTCCAACAGCGTCTTCAGGTGGCTCTTGCCCTCATGCTCTGAGGTGATCAGGATCAGGATGATCGGGATGATCAGCAGCGCAAGGAAGCCGCCGCCGCCCTCGATGAGGTACATCGCAAAGTGATACACGTTCTCCTTTCCTACTTCTCCGGCCACACCAGCTTCGTGACCTTGTAGTTGGGCTTGATGTGCGCGTTCAGGTACTGGCCGACGCTCAACGCCCGACTCATGGCCGTTGTGCGCTGTCGGCTGACGCCTTCGTAGAGATACCAGTTCGCCCCCTTGAACTGGACGAACAGGCCGCGTGAAGTCCAGGCGAAGAACTCCACGTTGCCGCTGTCTGCGACCTGGTAGCCGTTCAACGTCAGGTCGTCTGAGAACTTGTAGCTGCCCTTGTTCCTGCCTCTCTTTGCTTTCTGCAACATCACTGGCTCCTATCTCCCAGGCTTTTCCACCAGCCCGGTGTGCTTGTTATGCCATTCCGTGATCGTGTGGCTGTCGTCCACCGACACAACCTCTGACTGTTTACCGCACCTGCACTGACCCTTGGCCTTGCCACGCCAAGTCAGGATCTGTAGTTCATGTTCCCAACGCTTATGTAACGGCAAGGAATCTCCAATCCGCGTCAGAAACTGACGCCCGGTTAACCGAACGGTTCTTTCTCCCCGGTCATGTTCAGCAGGAAGCCGCCGATGATCGCCTTCGCCCACTCCAACTTGATGTGGGCTGGTGCGTTAATCATCATGCGCTGCATCAGTTGACCGAGCTGGCCGCTGTCGATCATGCGTGAGCATGGGCCACAGACACACCAGTGTCCCATCGAAGCCCAGTCTCCGTCACCGAACGGCGACGGGATACCAGGCAGAACGAAGTCTTCGCAGCCGTAGTCCCACTCCGGGCCTGAGTCACCGCAGAAATCACAGATCGGAGAGGTAACAACGTCAACCTCTCCGTCTTCGATCTTCACGATGTGAATTGCTGGAAGACGAGGTTCGGCGTCCATAACCACCCCAAATCCGTCAGCGGTTTTTGTGGATTTTTCAGAACTGTTTTAGGTAAATAGATCGTTTTCGTCAGCCCCGATATTCCTCCGCGCCTCGACGCGCACAGCAACGACATCACCGTTGCGGTCGAGGAGCACGAACACACCCGGATACGGCTCCCGCTTGGAAATCGGGCTGCCCCCCGGAATGCGACTGACGACGACGCAGGGGACGCTGTTCAGTTCCGTTTTGTCCGCCAGCATCGTAAGATACGGGGAGCCGGTGCTCCGTTGCCGCTCCGCCTCCTGGATCTCCTCGGGCGTCTTCGACAGCGTGAACATGCCTTTCAGTGAGCCAGCCATGACCTCACCGTGGCCTCGTTCGCAGGCCGGGTCGGACGGTAGACCCTTGCGTTAGGGCCGTAGTCCGGGTCGTAGTTAATCAGCCCCAACGTCACCAGAGCGTAGGCGAGATCATCCTCGACATACACCTGGGAGTGCGGGCCACGCGACGGGATGATCTGTGTCTTCCCGACAGCGTGCTTCGGCGCAAGCATCGCCATTTCGTCTCCTTACTTTCGATGTTCACCTGGATAGCCGGTCGGGAACTGCATGAGGAACTGCCAACGTCTGAACACCAGGGTCAGGTAGCGCTCAACGACCCCTTCGATATCAGGATTGGCGTTCCCGGCGATGTTCACCGTCTCATACCCGTTGTCACGAAGCCAAGAAGCGGCACTCTGGTAGAAAACGTCGCACTGCCACTCCCCTCGCACCCTCACGATGGGAATGTCCAGGTACGGCTTGTTGTTTTCCTTCAGCTCCTTCAGCGTCAGCTGCTCGCCGCGTGAGTTGAAGGTCGTCGCCAGCCGGATCGTTGCGTCCGACGAGATGACGTTCATCTTGGTGCGGTACGGGTAGTTGTAGGACCAGGTTGCGTAGAGCCCATACAGCTCCATCTCTTCCTGCGTTCGGAAGCCACCCTTGATCCGCCCCAGCTTGGGCGTGCAGCCGCCCGTTTCGATCCCGCAGGCCTTTGCCGCCCGCAGACCGGCGATATCGGCACCGACTTGGGCACCAGAAATCACCTTCATTTAGTCTCCTTTCACACCGTCAGAAACTGACGTTGCATTCGGTGGGGGGAGCCATCTGGCTGCGCACAACCCACTACTTACATTATAACAGCTGGGAGCACCACTTTCAACTTTTGGGCGTCCGATATCCCATGCTTAAATGCACGCTGTTGCGCCTTTACCAACAAATCTTTTCGGTGGGTGCCAGCGCATACAGCGTCAGGAATCGCCAACCCACACATTGGCATCCAGGCCCGGTGCGCGACGCCGAGTCTTTCTGTCGCAAGCACCTGGACGAGGCGTTCGACAACATGGGAATGTTCCTGCGCCCGGAATGGTACGACGACAGCCTGCAAGACCTTGTGATTATCCTGCAACGACTGGAACGCCGCTTCGATCCGGGGAGGATGCAAACCTTTGAGCAGTTCGCACGATTCGTCATTCCCAAACGAGCCGTTGATGTTGGGCCAAGGCGAGTCCTCGGACGAAATGGAGGAAAAGTCCAGGATTACGTCTTCGACGAGCTGGACGAGAGCGCTAAGGGATTTGGATTTGGAGTCACTCTCACCCCGGTCGAAGGCGGTGAGAGTGGTGATTGGGGACGAGATGCCCGATGGTTACTCCCTGAGCACGCTCGCGAAAGAGCTAGGGCGAACGGCATCCTGGGTCTCCGATCGCCTCAACGAGCTGCGTAGCGAAATCCTGCTCAACAGCGGCTACTTCCTGCCGCTGACAGATGGGGAGTTCGACGCGCTCGTCGCCAGCGTCCGTGAGTTCGGTGTCCAAGTGCCTGTCTTGATCGGTGAGCATCAGTTAATCGACGGCAGGCACCGCTGGCTGGCCTCTGAACAGATTGGTCTGTCCGAGATCCCAGCCAAGTTCATTCTTGGCTTAACTGCCGAGCAGGAACATGAGATCGCCGTCGCGGTTAATACGGCACGCAGGCATCTGAACCGCAAGCAGAAAGAGGCGATCATCCGTTCGGAGCTGAAGCGTGACTGGGCGCGTAGCTCACGGCTGATCGGTGCGATCACCGGCACCTCGTCCGTGACAGTCGAGGCTGTCCGTGCGAAGATGCGCTTTGAGGCAGAGTACGAACCAACGCATGAGGAAGTTCAGACTGTCCGCACAGAGATCGAGACGTGGACTCCCCCAGCAAAGGAGGAGGACGTTCGTGTTTCGGCGTCCGGTCAGGTCAGAACAGCCTACGTCGAGCGCGCTCCTGTCGCTCCAAGCCCTGTCGCAACAGTTACTTGCCAAAGCTGCGGAGTTGTCCACAACTTGTTCCGTAACGAATGGAGGATCGAACTTGCCTGATGAGATCAACGAGCCGCCGCTGGACTGGGGATCAATCCGCGAATCACAGGTTAATTTCGCGGAGATGGTCTTCACTTATTTCCAAGCGCTCTGCAACGCAGGCTTCACTACAGATCAGGCTCTTGGCCTGACACTCGCTTATCAGGCCGGGATTCTGGCGAAATGAACTTCTGCCTGCTCGCTGCCTTCATCGCCCCGTAGAGCATGAAAACCGCCCGTCGCACAACGTCGCCCCGGCCCATTCCGAGCATGTCGCAGAGTTCATCCAAAACCTTGATATCGCCCTCATGCATGCGAAGGCCGACCTGCTTGTTGGTGCGCGGCTTGTACTCTTTCCTAAACTGAGCCAACCTATCATCATCGGGCATGACTGATCCTTCCAACGAAATCGCTGAGAATCCTGAGCCTTGGGAGAAGCCGTTCCTAGAGGCATACATCAGCAGCGCCGCCTACGGCACTGTCGCGAAGGCAGCCGAGCAGGTGGGCGTCAACACCACGGTCGTCAACAACCGTGTGAAGGTGTCGCCCAACTTCAAGCTACAGCTTGACGCCGCCCGCGAGCTGATCAAGGGCATGACACGCTACGAGATCATCAGGCGGGCGCTAGAGCCGAACGAGAAGCCGGTGTTCCACCGGGGAGAGATCGTCGGCTACATCAAGGAATGGGACAACAAGCATCTGCAGTGGGTCGCGGAACGCATGATGCCCGAGGAGTTCCACCTGCCCACCCGCATCGAGTTCGCTGGCGACCATGACGGCGCGATCAATTTCAAGTTGGATCTGGGTGGTCGGGTTCCTGAGATAGAGGCCGCTCCTGATGAGGAGGAGTAGCGTCAGTTTCTGACGGTTCGTAGCCGTCGGTGTCGAACCACTCAAGCCAGCCTGGGAACAACGCTCCATGCGCGTTGTCCACGTTCTTCCCGTGCTTTTCCATGTGGCCGTAAAGCAACTGGCACTGTCCGTAAACAGGGTGGGTGTTACGGCATTGGGCCATCAGGCTCAACTTTTCCCCAGTACAGCGTGAGCCGCTTCCACAGCGGCTTCTTGTTGCTGTGCAACCAGGCGAAAGCGATCTTCCAGCGGTCTCGTCAAAAGTGGCAAGCGCCCTTCGCACAACCTGGGACATGTTGAGGTGTAGGTCGGAGGCCAGCGTCCTCAGGCGTTCGGCCTCTGTGGGATCGAGCCGAATTGAGATAACAACCCCGTGCGGCTTCCCCTCAACTGCCTCGGCGTGCTCCCAATCCATCTGTTCCTTTAGTTCGTCGGTCATCCGGTCACCTCCTCGGGTTCTTGTGCCTGATGTCTTTCCAGGGCGTGCGGCCACTCATTTTTCTCCTTCAATGTCAAAAACCAGCGGTTGATTAACTGGTTTGTATTGCACATCAACGTAGGAGGAATTGTGCACAGGCATATCCCCAAGCAGGGTGTGCTCCCCGTAGTCCTCATGGATATGCCCGCAAACCACATGCAGCGGGTGGATTCGCCGCAGCTGACTGGCAAGGGCGGTTGAGCCGACGTGCTCTCCGCCGATCACCTTGTCGCCCGCGCTGTAGGGAGGATCGTGCGTGATGAACACGTCGATCTCTCCGTCCCCTGGGACGCGGGAGAGTCTGTGCGCGATCTCTTCTTCCGTGGAATGGAACGCCCACATCGGCAGATGCGGTACATAAGGAGTTCCGTAGAACACGTACCAGCCGACCTTGCAAACGTCGTCGAACAGATACGTCCACTCCAGATCCCTGGCGTAACGTGGGCCTGCGTCCGGGAAGGCGTAAGAGCCGAGCGCCCAGCGCCCAGCCATCGCAGGGTCGAACAGGAAGTCGTGGTTGCCCGCAATCCCGATCACGTCGGTGAACTTCTCCTGCTGGTAAATCAGCCAGGGGTTGAGCTTGCGCTCAGCGAAGTTTGATTGCCCGAGAAAGGTGTGGTCGTCTACCGGCATCACGTCACCGGCGATCACTAGCACGTCACCTTCGGGCAGTTCGTCGGGCAGGAAGCCGTGTAAGTCCGCGACGCTAACTATCCGCATCGGTTTGGTTCCGAGCTGATTCTGCTTCCTGGCGCAGCCGCTTCGCGTAGTAGTGGATCGCCTCGCGCATCACTTGCGACTTGTTGTTCGTCCCTCGTAGCACCATCGCTGACTTGAGAACGATTCTGTCGCCCTCGGTCATGCTGAACGCTTCTGGTTTGGTGCGCTGAGTCACTTCGGCCCCCATCTGATGAAGTGGTGGATTCTGATGTACCAGTTCCTGCCTTCTCGTTTCCAGCGGAACCAGTCACCCAGGGCAAGGTCATAGAACTGTTTCTTGTTGCTGTCTGTGGTCATGTTGGAATAGCGGTAGCCGCTTCGACACCCTTTCGTTTCACCCACACGTCTACGAGCAGCGCCGATGTGCGGTAGTCGAGTCCGGCGTCTGGGCCTGCGTCGCTGCGGCAGAAGTGCGCATGGTCGATCAGGTGGCCGATGCCTCCGATCACCATGCGCAACGCGCACTCACGGTGTGCGTCGTAGGTGATGATGTCGGCTCGTTCTTCGTAGGAGTGGATTGGCTCTCCGCAGTGGAAGCATTTCATGCGATTTTCCCTTTCTTTGAGCCAAGAACGTGGTAAGATCAGAGGCGCGTTTAACGGCCCCTGATCCTTGAAAACTGAGGAAGTGTTACCGTCAGTTTCTGACGGTTAATCAGTGATCGGGAGTGGGTTGGTGGGCTTGCTCGCCTTCTCGTGCGCTTTGTGCGCTGCCTCCAAGTCGCGAGGTTCAGCGATCTCCGCGTACACGTCGAGCAAGTCCACCTTCCCGGCAACAAACCTGTCGTGCAGAACGATCTCGTCCCGCTTACAAAGTCTGCGCATCTCCCAAATGTGGAGGGTGCGAAGGAATCCTTCCCACTCTGCTTCTTTGATGGGGTCGATGGTTTTCAGAGGAAGTAAATCGGATTCCTCCGTGATCTCTGGGGCGACCACCATCGCTTCAGTCATGGCTTGGTTCTCCTATCGGTAGAAATGGCGGCGAGCAGCGCAGCCTGCTGCGGATTGGCCGGTTCCTTTGGCTGCCCGCCTGCGGAAAGGCCGAACTTCTCCGTGCACCAGTCGAGGGCAAGAAGGAAAACCTCATCCTCTTGCGGATCCAACTGTTCCTTAGTCACACCGTCTCCTTTGGCGTGGGTTTAGTAGCGAACCAGTGGTCGCTTCGTCTTTGTTGCTTCCTCGATGAACTTCTCCCGCTTGAAGCCACGGGTGCTGGTCTGCAGCACGTCGGCAAGTCGGCGGGCGATCCCGAGCCTGATCTGGTCTTCGACCTGTGTTTCGTCGATGACTCTGGCGATCTTCTCGGCTTCGATTGCTGTTGCCATTTCAACCTCCTCTCAGCGTGAGGTGTTGGTTTAGGCAACCACCATGACCCGTTCCCACGCTTCACGAGAAATCAGCTCGACGTAAACCTCGATCTCGATTTCGTCGCGTAGGAGCAGCTCGTTGGCTGCCTGATCGGTGTTGTCGTAAGTACCCTCGGCAATTAGTTCAGCGCAGACAACTCGCGCTTGATCTAGGGTCACTTCTCTTACCTCCCAGCTCGTTTTTCTTGGTAACGCTCGACGCATTCCGCGCAGAGATCGCGTCCACAGACGCATGTGCCTCTTGTGCTGATGATGATGTGATGTGCGCAAGGATCGTTGAGATCGATCTTTGCGCCGCAGTACGCCTTGTCTTTCTGAGTAAATGAGATCCCGATGTGCGATGGTTCTTGGAAGAACTTTGCGGGCAGGTCGGGTTTCTCGATTACCGTTACCTGCATCAGTTTCTGATGCCCCCTTTCCTAACTGATTACACAATCAGTTAATAACCCATTATAACCCGGTTAATGGGTCACTTACTAGCTCCGGTTAGCTGAAGGCAGCGTCCCGTGAGGGACGCCACCTTTAACTACAGGAGCGGGTAGATCGAGTCGGTCGTCTTGACCTCCACGTCTGTCGTGCTCGTGGCTGCGGTCAGGACACGGACGAGCTTGCCGAGCTTCGTCTCGGCCGTGTTCGGCTTCGCCACGCTGGAGACCCAGCCGGACTTGCTTTCGTCCTTCGCGATCTCCTCGACCTTCTCCAGCGTCTTCGCGGTGCTGTAGCCGCCGAGCGCTGATGCGACGAGGTTGGTGATCACGTCCTCGCTGAGCGCGAGGATCGCCTCGGTCAGCGCCTCGCGGTCTGCGACGAGCTTCGCCGCCGCCGCCTCGCGGTCTGCGACTTCGGCGTCGAGCTTCTCCTGCAGAATGCCGATCAGTGTTTCCCGTGGGATGAGAAGCGGCTGGTTCAGGTCGCCGCTGTCAACGTCACTCATGTCTGCTCCTTGCTCGTTGTTTTCGCGCCAGTAGATGACGGTGGGGTCGTCTACGGAGACGATCGTCATTTCTGGTGCGTTTGGATGTGCTTCTCGGATCAGGCCGATCACTTCCTGCACGTTCGCGAAGCGGTCGGCTCCTTTCGGACGGTCTGCCGTGTACTCGGTGATCTTGCCGTGGATGTACCAGCCGGTTCTCTTGATCCCCGAGCTGTCTTCCCACGGCTTCCCGCCGTAGTAGATGAGCATGCGCCCCACCCGCTGCTCTGGGGCTTCTTGCCAGACGGTTTCCCAGCCTCCGTCTGCCTTCTTGTAACGGACGCTGAGTTGCCCTTCTGCGTCCGGGTTACTACGCCGAACTTCTTTCGCGGCGTGGATCGCGTTGTTCTGGTCGTACCAGTTGCAGCACAGGTTGGGATGGCGGGTGAACCCCATGTATGTCTGTGTGGCGTTGGCGTCCCCCCACCAGCAGGTGCTGACGAAGATCCGGTACGTGCCGAACTTCGGTTGTTCGTGAGCCAAGTTATTAACCTCCTTTCTGCTTGACCAAGACGCCTGCGTTAACTGCCCGCAGGCGTTTCGTCCCCCGTGGACTCTTCAGTTGGTCTAGATCCGTCGCTGTCCCTGGATGGTTCTGATCCCGAACCAGGTGATGTTTCTGGCGTTCACCCATTCCCAGTCGGTGATTTGGATGACGCCTTTGCCGCCGTAGAAGCGAAGCATTTCGCAAACGTCTTTTGCTTCTTTCATCGTGTCGAAGCTGAAAGACGAAGATTTCTGGTCTATGTAGTTGATGGTGAGCCGGTAGTGAACTTCTGGCTCTGGCTCTGGCTCTGGCTCGGGGTCTGGCTCTGGTGTTTTGCCTGTTGTTGGTTCTGGCTCCGGGTCTGGCGCGGCTTTGAACAGGTCAGTCAGTCCCACGAGCCTCACGTTCCTTCTTGATGATCTCTCTGAGCGCCCGGTTGTCTCTGATCAGGCTGTAAACGCAGACGCAGAGCACAACTCCGCAGAAGAACGTGATCACCCAGAGAATGAGGATGAGCCAGAAGTTGCTCATGACATCCTCTGCCCTTCAAAGGACTCGTAGTCAAACGTGTCCTTAAGGAACCATTTCAGGAACAAAAAAAAGAGCGCTACAGCAACTAGGCCCCAGGAGATTGCCGTCCACCTGTGCCCATACGTCCGAGCTTGCGCAGAACTCCGAGCAGGATCGCCGCTGCGAGCACGACGCAAACGATCTGTGTAATGCCGCCGAACAGGTTCAGGCCGAGCAGGAGCAGGAGCAGCCCGAGGGATATCCACCATGCTTGTTTGTGCATCTCGTGCATGAACTGCCTCCTTGTTTGTTTGGGTGTCCCAACGCCACCAGTCTGTGAGTCCCATTTTGTCTCCCGTTTTTGGCACTTGAAAAGCCCCGCTTGCGCAGGGCTTGTCAAGTCGCAGTTGTGCCGTCAGTTTCTGACGGGCATTTCTGGAACTACCTGGACGAGGTTGATGCCGTCGAGGATGTTCACGTTGTCGATCTTCCCCTCGGCATGCATGGTGTTGCCTTCAATCGCGAGGGCGGTGAAGAAAGAGATCGCGTCGTTGCGGTCTTCAGCCTTCACTTCGACCAGGAACGTGAATCGTTTCTCCATCGGTCTCCTTTCCAACCCATTGGATGCCGAGGACTGCTCCGGCCATGACGCCTGCCCAAAGCAGCATCAGAACGCAGAGCGCGATGACGAGCAGAACGCCGGTCATCGCTTGTGGATGGTGCAGAACTTGCCGTAGGTGGTGCGCTTCATGTTGCAACGCACGCCCCCGTACACGAACTCGCACCGCTGGTGGCTGTTCAACGGCTTGGGCGCAGGCTTGAGCTTGGGCTGCCTGCGGAGCGCGCTGATCGCCTCCATGATGAGGCTCATTGCTGTCTCCTTTCTGAGTCCCCTGTCTAGGAACTCAGAACAGCGCCCCGTGGGGCGCCATTCTCAGCTACTACGCAGGAATCAGTTCCGGAGCCGGGGAGCTTTGAACGTCTGCGATCAGCTCATTAACGAGCTTGCGTGCGCGCTTTGCAGCGAGCAGCTCTTGACGTTCCCGCTCACGCTCAAAAGCAGCGTTTTCCTCAGCTTCCTCGTCGTACTCGTAGTACGTCGCGTAAACACACATAGGTTTTCACCTCCCTTCATAGTTCAGGAAGGCGTCAGAAACTGACGCCAACCTCAACTACTTCCAAGTGCAGGTGAGGCGAACTGCGGAGCCGGGAAGGAACTGGCTGTTGTTGATGTAATCCTCCATCACCTGATTGGCGAGGAACCAGTTGAGCGGTTCCGTCACCGTGTGCCATTCCCCATCCCCGTCTTCGCTCTTAACTTCGACGAGGTAGCTCCACATCAGGCTGTCACTCGATGCCCTGCTGCTCGGCTGATGGCGTCGCACCCGTATTCGGGGTAGCAGGGACGCCCTGCCGGTGCTCCACAGTCGAAACAGTTCTTCGCCTGTGCTTCTTCGTAGACCCGCTCCCGTTCTTCCAGGAGCTGGAATACGGCCTCGGTCCAGTCCGCGACTTCTTTCCGTTCGGCATCGGACATAAGCCCGATTGCGGGCGGGTATGGCGCATCCGACCTGGACACACCGCTGCGGAGTCTGGAGACGAGGACTCGTTTCAGCGACTTAGCGCTGATCTGTCCCATCATGTCTCCCTTCGTAGTTCAAGGCAGCGTCAGAAACTGACGCCACCTTCAACTACTACGGAACTACTTTGCTGAACACCATCTGGCCTGTGGTGACGTTCAGCACTACTACGTGGTGCGTGTCGATCTCGATGCCGTAGCCGGTGACGGTGTTCGGCACACACATGATCGCCCCGGTGAAGTTCTGGTCGCAGTAGATGCCCGCGTACAGCATGATGCTATCTGCGTGGTTCGGGGTGATCGCTTTGCTCGCACCCGGCACTTGCTTGACAGTGAAAAGTGCCTTGATGATGTAGCCGTGTCCTTTGGCGTAGACAGGAACACCGACGGTAACTGTCGTGGTGCTGATCCTGAGCGAGTAGCCGTGTTCGTCCTGCCGGTTGCAGGTCACGATGTTGTTCTGCCCCCGGCAGATCGGGCTGGTTCGCCCGCTGCCTTCCAGAACGTTTCCGAAGGGGTTGGCCTGCGCTGTCACGCAGACGCAAAGCGCAACCAGGATGGTTGCGATCAGTGCCTTTCTCATGGTGTCTCCTTCCACTAGGCACACGATCAGGCCAGCATCGTCTGACTATGGAAAGAGTTCAGCTATGAAGTAGCTGAGGGCAGCGTCAGAAACTGACGCCACCCTTAACTACGTCTCGTACCACCAGTCAAGTGCTTCTTGAACTTGACTGGCTGTGAGGAACGTCCAGTCTGTTCCCCAGTAAATCCAGGCAATACGTGCCTGCTCGGGCGTGATTACGTGCGGGATCAACGCCCTACACCTGGATGTTGTGGTTGGTCTGCATCAGGTCGATCACAGACTCCAGCCACCAACTCATGTTGCAGGCTGACTCAAACATCGTCAGATCGTCGGCAGCAAACGCAACTGCCAGCATCCGACGGATGCTTGAACGGGCACTCTCGATCTCGTCAGGCAACTGCTTCAACGCCTGCTCGGTGCTCACTTGCGAGAGATACTCCGCATTGTCAGCCTTCCACGCTGGTGTGACAGGACCGAACAACTCAGGTCTGTCACTGACTCGACGCATAGATAGCGCCGAGTTGCGCTTCTGGCTCATTGCCGTCTCCTTTCGTAGTTCAGGGCAGAGCCTGCGAAGACTCCACCCTTAACTACGATCAGTGATTCAGAAGCTCCTGCTGTCGAAGCTGTTCTGCGCAGGAGTCTTTCCCACAGTCGTCTCCTGGAGAGACTGCTGGTTCGCCGCAGACAGGGCAGAGGTGGTCGTTTTTGGTGTAGGCCTGCAACGCTTTTCTGCGCTCCGGGTCTGCCAGCAACGGTGTGTCTGCTTCCGTCCACGGCTTAATCGTCCCGTCTCTGGCGATCGTGACCTGTACGCCGTCGTCTCTGAGGATCCAGAGGTTTTCGGGATGCACGTTCGGGTCGAAGATCGCTGAGAGCAGAACGATTTCGCCACCATCGGCAAACTCCGCGAGGGCTGTCACCTGCGGGCCGCTGATGAGCATGTTCATCACCTCCCTTCGTCGTTCTGGAAGCCGTCAGAATCTGACGGCAACCACAACTACGACGGTGTTCGTGCCCGGTACGCCCAGATGTAGATGGCGAGCAGTACCGGGGTCCAGAACGTCAACCATGCAATCTGGAAGGCGCTCATGCTGTGACGGGTTCTGATCGTGGGTTCGGCCAGCCCATCTTTTCGGCATGCTCGGGTCGGCAGATCCTCTGGCCGTTGAGCATGTCACTGGTTCCGTCGTCGTAGTCGAAATCGAACCAGCCGTCGCCCAGGTCGCGCCCGATCGTTCCGGGACGCATGGTGTAGTAGCAGTACGCTCTATCACCGGGGCGGTGGCTGATGCTCTCATCGTCTACATAGACGAGATCAGTCATCGCTGTCTCCTTTCGTAGTTCAAGGCACCGTCAGTTTCTGACGGCACCTTCAACTACACGAGGATCGTGTCGGGCAGCCGTGACGTGCGGTCGCAGGGCATTTCGTTCACGTACCTGCGTCCGACGGCAGGAACCGCGTTGAACGGTTCCTTCGACGGCTTCGTTGCGACGCGCCTGCTGTCGAGGCATTTCGCATACGACTTGAACGGGACGGCAGTTACCTGCTTGGTCTCGTCTTCCATGCTGTGTCACCTCCTTAGTAGTTCGGGCCGTCCAGTCCAGTCCTGGACGACCCGCACTAATAAGCCAGGGCGCATGGCGCTGTCTCCTTTATCTCCCCAGAGATGGGCGTCAGAATCTGACGCGGTGGGATCTGCGAGGAACAGATCAACTACGCATTTCCCACTGACTAAATTATAACAAGAGGGTGGGGGCAGTTGCAAGTATTTTCAGCGTGACCACCCCAGGAAAAGCATGCTTTTTCATACCGTTTTCTAAAGCATGCTTTCATACCGTTTTCAAACGGAACCATTCATACCGTTTCTTAATCCATACCGTTTCTAAAACGGATCAGTGTTTGCCTGTTCGCTTGCGCCACTCGCGTTTCTGCGCAGATGACGCAGCGCGACACTCATCGCAACGGCATGAGTGGGGCTTGTTGTAGCGCACAGCTGTTCCGTGTTCTGGAACAACGATCGCAGCTCTCAGCTCTGCAAGGTATTGCTCCCGTGGCTTTCTACGCCCGGTGCGATGGTTGTATTCACGGATGTGGTCTGACCATGCTTTTCGGCATTCGTCGCAGCGGCATGCGTTGTTGCTGTAACGGCTGACGGTTCCGTGGTTCGGTATGCGCCGTAACTGCTTCGGCTTCGACTTCCAGTTAACTTTGAACTTGTTGTCTGTTCCGCTGTTCTGGCGTTCGTCAGTCAAGTTAAGTCCTTTCGCCCATTGACAGAAGGGTAAAGAAAAAGCCCCCGTCAGTAACTGACTGACGAGGGCTCTTTCTTGCGTAACGCTCACGGAATCGAACCGTGTTAACCACCCACCATTACCGGGTGGACACTGGCTAGCGCCAGCGCGTTTCTAGTTCATCGCGGCGATCTCTGCCATGAGATCGTCGAGGTCGAGCGAAGTCATGGCGGCAGCGATGCGCTCCGCCATTGCGTTCGTGACCGCGATGCAAACAGGGGTGCACATGCCGTCACCGAAATCCATGACCACGATGTTCCCCTGCGCTTGGTACTGGAACATTCCCATAACCAGTTGCTCCTTCTGTCTAGGACAACTAAGTAAACATTAACACGCCAGTGAACTCACTTTCAACTCGTCAGTTAACTGAACTGGCAACGAACTGTTGAACTCTCTGCTAACTGCGACAGTCGCGCAAACGAGCCAGCTGCGAACTGTTCCTGGGTGCGTCAGTTTCTGACGGTCGGGGCTCTACCTGGTGGGTGGTCGAGGGCACAAAAAAAGCCCCCCACCCGCGAAGGGTGGGGGGCTGGTGGTGCGGTCTAGCGTAGCGCGTGGTCTGGGCGACGTTTCGGTGCTGGAACGGTGAAGCGTGATCCGTAGGGGTAGCGGTCTGCCTGCCGGATTCGATGCCTTCGCTCGGCGCCGATGGCGTTCCAAATCATCATGCGGGTGAAGGCGTTGTGTCGGTTCGGCCAGCAATACCGGATGTACTCGGCAGGACTGGCGATTCCGATTCCGTCACTCATCGGGCTCTCCTTTTTGTGAAGCGGTTCGGGTGGCACCCGAACCCTGGCAACTGCATACGGGGTTGTTGTCTGTGCTGGCAGGAATGGTCTAGCTAGGTGAAGCTACTGGGTCGGTGCGACCCAGAGAGACGCGGCGATTTTCGCGGCGTCCGCTTCGCCTTCCCACTTGCCCGCGAAAATCTTTCCGCAGGCCTTCAGTACGTCGGAAGCGGCGAGCGACGATGCCTCGCCTGCCTTCCGATCCTCCGCGCCGATGTTCTTCGCGGCGAGCAGAGCGGTGTAGAGAGCTGTTGCCAGTTCATGCACCGACCCTGCCGACGCCGCAGCTGCCACGCCACCATCGCGGACCTTCGCAGCTGCCTCGGACACGTTGAGAACGGGGGAGTCCAGCTTCGGCTGTTCCTTCGGAACAACAGCAGCCTTCTCCTTACCCCAGCGACCCACGGCGGGCTCCAGCTTCGACGCGGCGTACACGTCGAGAACAGCCTTCTTCAACGCCGGAGTCGGATCGACCACCAGACGCGGCGGGCGATCGGGACCCTCTGCCTTCTTCGCATCCCCGGACATGCTGACATCTGCCTTCGCAGGCAGACCGCTCCGGTTCGCGAGAGTCCAGTCGGAAATCGCCCGGTCGAGATGCTCCGTCAGAGCAGTACTCACGCGACTCTGAAGCTGCCCGCGAACGGGCTGGTCCAGACCGGCGTAGAACGGGTCGATAACCTTCTCCTTCAGCTCGGCGTAGGCGAGACTCTTTCCGCCGAAGTCTGGCATGCCAGACTGCAACGTGATCGAGAGACGCGCCGCGACGATCTGAGAGGCGACAGTGTGCGAAAAAGCACCTGCCCGGACGAACGCCGCAGCACCAGCCTTCAGAGCCGCAGCAACAGCCTGCGAAGCAGTGTGCAGAGCCGACGAATCGACCGTGGCACCATCCGACGTGTCATACGTCGGAACCTTCGACGGAGCGGGAGTCCGCTTCGCCGGAGTCTTCGCGGGAGTCTGTGTTTCTGTTGTTGCCATTACTGACATCACCCCTGTCTGAGTGATTGAGGGATGCCAGCACAGACAACGCCACCCGCCGCAGCCCACGTCAGTTTCTGACGTGCCCCCGGCAGGCGGTGAATCCCCGTATGCAGTTGTCAAGGTTCAAGTACCAGGTAGGCAGCTACACGGTCGATACCGTCGTGCTTCACCTACTTGCAGTAAGAGTAGCAGC